TTTATCTTATACCTATCCGAAAACATCCCATTTTAAGGGGTTTTCGCCTTTCTATATTTTTTTACTACACAATTTACTACACAATTTTTAGGGCTTTTTCTATCTTTTCTACCTCTTTTACCTTTTCCTCCTCAGTCACATGAACATAAAGATTCATAGTAATTCCCACATTGGAATGTCCGAGAATCACCTGCAAGGTTTTAGGTCGCATATTTGCTTCAATACACCGTGTAGCCATAGTATGTCGAAGTACATGCATCGAAAATCTGTCTATACCAGCCTTATCACACAATTTGAACAATGTTGAGTCGTACGCTGAGTTCTTTGTAGGCTCGCCCTTACGATTCAAAAACACAAACTCTGAAAATTCCATATTAATAACTTTCATTTTTGTCATCTTTTCCTTCTGTGCTTTCAATAATCGAATCGCTTCTTCCGTCAAAGGAACATCCCTGTATCCCGATTTACTTTTAGGTTTGCCTATTCTCCATTCACCAACAGAATGCCGATATTCCATTGATCGTTGAATATGTGCGACCTTCTTTTCAAAATCAATATCAGACCATTTAAGGCCAATCATTTCGCCTGTTCTTAATCCAGTCTGTAATACAAACGCAAACTGATTGTAATTGCTGCTGTCTTTCGCCACTTCCAGAAATTTTTTCTGTTCATGCACTGTCAATGCCCTTATTTTCTTAGGATCTTTACCAATATTGTATTTAACTGCTTTTGTAACCGGATTTTTTGAGATCACATCATTCTCAACCGCATCCGCAAACATACAATACAAAGTAATCCTTGCCTGATATATTGTCGATGTCCTATATCTGGTTTTCATCTGATTTAGAACATTCTGGCAATGCATTGGTTTTACATCAGATAACATCATATTCCCTATGCAATCTTTGATATTGTGTTCAAACCTTTCCCTATAATTTCTTATCGTATTTGGCCTGATAGTATCGCCTTTTATATTATTAAGCCAATACTCAAACCAGGCTGTGACTGTCATATCACCACCGGCATTGATTTCACCATGTTCATCTTGAAACCTTGCATCAGCATACCAATTACGACATTCCTGCAACTTGGGAAAATATCTTTGGACAGACCTTCCTGTGCGCTTGCTAATAAATCTAGCTGTATACAGCCCATCTTTTCGCTGACATATTCCTACGCCAAGCTCTCTTCCTCTTAGATCTTTGCCCATAAAATCAACTCCTTCCAAAAGAAAAGAGCCTTGATACATTTTAATATATTATCATATCAAGGCTTAAAAGTCCATATTTTCAAATTTCAACAGATTTCGCTATATATTGTTCAAACTCTTTTCTTTTAATAAGCTTCTTTCTCCCTATATACAATACAAACGAACAGTTTGGAGCCTTTGCCATCTCATCTATTTTGTTAATTCCTATATTGCTATATGCGGCGGCCTCCTCTATCGTCAAATTCATCTTTTCCCATATCGGCACATCTAATCTTCCTCTTGCCATTTCCGTCATCCCCTTTCCTTTGTTATTGCTTTGCTTCTGCGCCGCACCTCACCGATCAGGTCAAGGCACAATTCCCTAAAAAAAGGTTGTAATTGATGCGTCCTGTATTTGTTATTCAAATTCCTCACATCATCACACAGACAATTCCAAAAATGAACTGCCTCTTTGGATTCGTTGTGAATATCCGGAGGAAATCCATATTTTTGCAGTAAAATATACCATTCTCCAAAAAATTCCTTTTCTCCTTCTATTTTCTTTGCCATTCGCATTCCCTCATTTCTCAAATGGATTTTCCATATCGTCTGGCATATTGAAAAATCCATCAAAATTCTGTTGCTCCGGTTCGACCTTCCAACCAGTCTCGTAGAAAAAATCTTTCTTGGATCTGTCTATGATTCGCCGTGATCTTTGATCATACCAGAGATCAATGCCATCTTTCTTTGTCAAATTTCCAAACCAGCGGTTTTTGCTCAGAGACAAATAATTGTGATCTGGTGTATCTTCATCTCGTTTGAATGTCATCACTATATCCGCAGCATTGGTTATATCAGCCGAACCGCTCACCGCATCGTTTTCATCGCTTGTAAAGCTGTTTTTTCGTGGATGTGCGACTAAAATCACGACAACATCCAACCGCTTCGCTAACCGACTCAACTTTTTTACGAACTTGCTTTGACAGCGATATTCATCTGCAGCCATATCCACATCTAACGCCGTCATAAGGTTGTCCACAATGACCAACTCAATGCCATACTGCATCACGGAATGTTCTATTGTCGTTACTAGATCCACAAGCTCATCATCTTCAACATCATTATTGCTATATAAGTAAAATTTACCCCGGTACCAATTTTCAATCTGATCCTGATTGCTATTTGTGATAAAACGCTTTACAGAACCATCCGGTAGTGTATTTTCCACAATATTCTGCGGACCGGCAATTTGAAAATCAATCCAGCTTTTATATTGCCAGTCCGGCAGCTCTCCGGAATAGGCAAATATACTCTTACCCTGCTGCAGTGCAGACACGCAAAACTCATTTGCCACTGTGGATTTTCCTTGTCCACGCTTTCCAGTGAGAATTATAAGCTGCCCACCGTAAAAATACCCGCCAAGGAATGAATCAAGTTGTCGAAATCCTGTCTTGAACTTTGGTATATCCTTTAAGTCGCGCCGTTTAACATCTGCAAGCTCGACCACCTGTTTCACCGGCTGTTCAATAGCATTTTCAACTGCAGTCTTTACAGCATCCTTTCCATACTTTTGCAAGATTTCATTTGCATCTTTGCATCCCCTATAATCTTCCTCTTGCACATAGCGGATCTTGTTCGGGAATCGCTTACGGATGTCTTCAAGCAATGTCATATGATCACGCTCATAATCGCCAAAAACCACAATTTCCTCAAATTCGCACACCCAATTCCAACAATAAGGGATCCAACGGAAGTTATTCATTCCGCCCGGTACACTTACTGCACATCCAATTCCTGCCTCTGCCACCGAAAGGCTGTCCATCTGTCCCTCGCAGATCACCAACCGCTTGCGATCCTTCCCGCATTGTTTCATGCCAAATAAAATCGGCTTGCAATCTTTTTCCATCCATTCCTTTGCAGCTGCCTTCTGCTGTCCATCCCTATCTATATAGGTTTTTCCCTTGAAAAAGGTCGTGTCTCGATATTTGACATATTGTAGCTTTCCATTTTCATCAAAAAACGGAAACACCAAGACATCATCCCGCTTTGCATGCACTGTAATCTCATATTGTCTTGCTACTGCCTCCGAAATTCCTCTACCCTCCAAATACTCAACAGATTCAGGTAGCGGCTCTATAGGCTTGCTAGGCGTCTTCAAACGCCTGTACTGTTTTCTAGGCTGATAGTATTCATCAACCTCTATTCCCAATGAAAAATCAAAGTCCCTTGCCAAGGTGATCATATTGCCGGAAATACTGCAGCTTGATCTGAGACACTTAAACTGTCCAGTTTGTAAATTGATAGAAAAGGTTCCCTTGTCCTTGCCACCTTTGCCGCCTCTACAGTATGGACAATGAAAAAATTGAAGTTCACGCCCTCTTGCCTTAGCCTGAATATGTACATGTCTAGCGAAAGAATAGGCATCCTCTTCCTTAAATTCATACAGTTTCCCCATTTTTCGGTTCATCCTCTCCGTTCCACATATCTATTCCCGGTTCTTCTTCCGGTTGTTGCGGTCCTTTTGGCTTTTCCTCTTTCACTTCATAATCCGAATAAATGCATTTCTGCAGCCACGAATCCGGGCAGTTCAAATATTTAGGATCTTGTCCATCCTTTGCTCTAGCATATGCCTTGGCCGATGCAATCAACATTTCCTCTTTAATTCCCTGCACTATCAATTTGGCATATTCCTGCTCTGCCATTGCCTTATGCTCTTTCCTTGGGTAGGCCCTCCAAAATTCATCAAATTTCTCCACAATCTTAACCTGTGAGATGTCATCCACCGATTCTACCGACTTCCCACTTTCGGAACTTAACGTATATACATTGTCGCAAACCTTTAATTTCTTGTATTCGCTCTGATGTACAGTAGGCTTATACCGATCTTTTCGAATGCTATTGCATATTTTCCAATGTGCCACAACCACCAAGCCATTGGCCATCTGTAGTAGGTAACCTCTGTCAAATAAAGTCCTATAATCCTCCTGCGAAGCTTCAACAACCTTTCGGATCCGGTTTGCATTGTTCACAAAGCCATCATCATCCGCCTCCATGCAAATATGCATATAAAGCCCCTGTGCGGATAACGGAAGTTCCAAGAACTGATCACTTTCCACCAGTTCTCGGGAAAACATTCTTTTTTCTGCCATTGTCACTCCTCACTTTCTAACAACTCTGGGTTGTCAAAAATATTGCCAACAACCTCTGCATTAACCATGTTTATCCAATATCCTAAGTCTTTGCGATAATTCCTGCTCTCTGACCAATCCACATAAAATCCTATGTGCTCTGCTTTTTGACTATCAAAACAGCTTTGATATGCTCCATATCTGATTTGTGCATATTCATTGCCAAAATGATATTTTATAACATCATTCTCATAAATAATATTTCCATCTTTACCCACCAGACCAGTGCATTTGCAAATTGTGTCTTTATCCACCAGCACAAAGCCACCAAATTCATATAGATCCTCTTCATTGCTAAATTCGACCGTATATATACCAGAAAGTGGGCATATGTAATACTCATCTTTACGCTGCAGTAAGCTTCCTATGCACCACTCTCCATTGCGAGCACTTTTCGCCTTATATAAATTTCTAATATCCATTCCTGCTCCTTTCTTAATTTTGTAAATCTTCAACCTCTTCTTTTGTTGCTTCTCCGTCAATTGTTTCAGTGCGATACTTCCACCCGGCTTCATAACCATACATTGTGAATTTCTTGCCACATTTCTCGCAAGTGTATGTGTTGGTGTCTTCGGTATAGCAATCAACACGATCATCGCCTATATATGTATCTTCGTAAGATGGCTCATATTCTTTGCCACAATAAGGGCAGATAATATTCTCGTCATCTTCATAATTCCAATAACTACTACTCATTCCGTGCGTTCCATCTTTATAAATCTTTGTTAATCTCTCCATTGCTACTCCTTTCCCGGCTTGTCGCACCATTCAAACTCAATTACCCATACAAACGGATTTGCATCCCAACCATATTTATCAATGCCACCTTTCTTAATAGTTGAGTTCCATATATCAATAAAATGTTCTCTTGCGGTATGTATGTGATCATACTCATTATCTGGAGAATGGATGAATGCTATATTATTTGTCGCTCCCTCAAGTATTGCTTCGGCTTCCGTAATATTCTGCAGCCGCTCCACTCTTACATTTGTTACCTTCAACCAGATACGAGCGGCTTCTTTCGGCATATGGATGGACGGCTTCCAATTAAATTTAATTATGTATCTGCTTTCTCCAAATGGGTACTGATCTGAGGCTTTATAAACATACTTCTTATGACTTCCATCCGCATTTTTTATTTCGCTCCATGTTTCCCGAACATACAGGATGTCTCCCGGTTGATATGGTAGCTTGAAAAACTTCTCACCGTATTCCTGATGATCAGTTTCAAAAGTACCACGGCACGATATGGCATCCTTTGGCGTAAATGCTGTGTATCCAAATTCCGCATCAGTTGGGATGTATCCTTTCACGATTCGCCTTGTACATGTCTTCTTTCCGTTCAAAATGGCTTTTACCATTTCAATATTAAATAAAATAGGCAATACTCTCATTTCCTGCTCCTTTCTGTTACGCAAATGCTAACTGTCCATTTTTCTCCATAGCAATATTATTTTTAGTGATATTCGGCATCCTCTCCGCCACACATAGCTCCGGAAGATTGGAGCGTACCATTGCAGCCGGTAGTGGAGGACAAACTGAATTGCCACATCTTCGCACCTGCTCGCTTCGTGGGTAGGTGCGTCCCTCAAAGTCGTGGTCGATAATATAATCATCCGGGAATCCCTGGCATCCATACAACTCTCGTGGCTCCAGCATCCGAAGTCCAATATCCACAATCTGATAGTCAGTACCGTCAATAGTCACCAGACCAAACCGATCTCTGGACGTTATTGTATCTAGTGGATTTTTTATATCCTGCCCGGTGGCATCCCCGTAATATTTGATCAAAAACGCTCTGACCTCTCCGAAATGTCCTGCTGATGTCGTTATGGTATGCAACGGTTCTCTGATATCCTGTCCTATTCCGCTTTTATAAAATTTGCTCAAGAACGATGTCACCAAACCATATCTATTTGATCCGTCAACCGTCATGATCGGATCCTCTATGGTCTGCCCTCTCACTTCTCCTTTTGCGGTTTCAGAATGATACTGAATCAATGTAGGAGTCATAAGCATATGCTGATTGCTTGCCGTTATCGTATGTACCGGCTCACGCATATCGCTTCCGAAGTGATTCTCACGATTAACAGAGAGATATGGTGTCAACTTCGGTTCCACGATCCCATAGCCATGTTTTCCTGTAATCGTAGGCATCGGCACCCGAATATCATTCGGTTTACGCTTTCCACCGTGATTACACTGGATGATGAACGGCTCTGGGTTATCCAGAACAAACTTTTTCAATCCCCTTGCAATCCGCTCCATCGTTTTGGGTGCCAGCGGCCGCACAGCACGGATTCCATACTTTTCCTTAATTTCCTGCGCTGTGTCAAATATAGATGGACACGGACGGCTGAAATCAATCTGCGTATATGCCCCGACATATGGCTTTAACAGACCAGCTTTTACCTCTTCGCTGTCTCTGGGTGCATGAGTCGGCTCCGGCCATATAATTGGATATCCGTCACACCGGGCAATCATAAAGAATCTCTTGCGCATTGTTGGTGCGCCATAATCTGCTGCCACAAGCTCCCGAAATTGTACCTCATACCCCAAATTCTGAAGCTGCTGCACAAACTTTCCAAAAGTTTCCCCTTGCTTCGCTTTAATCGGATGATGTCCTCTGTTTAGTGGTCCCCACGTCTTAAATTCCTCGACGTTCTCCAGCATAATCACCCTTGGTCGGACAAGTCCCGCCCATCTGCAGGCTACCCAAGCAAGACCGCGGATAAATTTATCCTTTGGCTTTCCGCCTTTTGCCTTGCTAAAATGTTTACAGTCTGGCGAGAACCAAGCAAGTCCGACCGGATGCCCTTTGCACGCCTTTATCGGATCTACCTGCCATACATCCTCACAGTAGTGTTTTGTATTTGGATGGTTTGCTTTATGCATCCGAATAGCTTCCGGATCATGGTTGATAGCTATATCAACACTCTTTCCGGTTGCCAACTCTATGCCAGTGCTGGCTCCACCTCCACCGGCAAAATTATCAACTATTAATTCTCCATTAATCATATCTCTTTTCGAAAGGAACCGATGCATCTTTACTCTGGCCAGAGTTCCGACTCCTTTCTTATTTTCAAATAATAATCCCTGTTTTTTCCCTCGTCTGTCGCACATACCATGCCACATCATGCCCATCCGGATCCAGTTGCAATTTCAAGTATTCATTTGCACAGTACTCCAGCATGACATCCAACCTTCCTGTTTTCTTCTGATTAAACGCCATACCATATTCCCCGTTTAGGACAGTAAACATTAGTGCCAGCGATGAAATGAAAAAATCATCTCTTTGATTGCAATAGATATGCTCCACCACATCCGCAGGGTGTTCCATCAGAAGCAGATCATTAAATTTTTCAACAATTCTATCTGCATATACTTTTAGAACAAATTGCAATCCAGAATCATCAAATCTTGCGGCTTCCTTATTGCACTTTTCCAAAAAGTTGTATATTCGCCGCCTGCGGAATCCGTGCAAATCATACAACAAATTAGCTGCTACGCAGAAAGCAATGGTTCTACCGTCCAATTTGCCCTGCTCCGCAGCTCTTAGCATTACGCCAGTGGACGACTTATTCTTCCCGATTTTTGCTCGCTGCTTTCTTTCACGGCGCATTGCCGCTCTTCGGCTACTCACTTTCCAGCGCCCCTTTCACGACCTTTACAATCTGTTCCGCCTTGACAATTCCTATCCCCTTAATGGTAAGAAGTCTCTCGTTTAACATGTTAAAATCCATCTGTCTCGTATTGGATTTTTCCGTTGCCGTTGCCTGTACTGCTCCATCCTTGAAACCACTCTCATACAATGATCGCGCGAACCGCTCCATCTGACTATGATCATATCTTTTAATATCTTTATATTTTGCCCTGTTTATCAACTGCTGCTTTGCCATAAAGTCCCTCCAATCAATCACAACATAACATCTTTTCCACACGTCTTTTCACTCTGGAAACATTTGCCTGAGTCACTCCCATTATTTCAGCGATTTCCCGTTGCTTAAGACCCATTTCAAAAAATTTCAGTACCTTGCTGTCTGTCTTCCCTAATTCTGCCACGACTTCCAAATACATAATTCTGCTTAACGCCTCGTTTTCCACAGATTCAAAAGACTTAAGCTGATCAAGAAGAATGCTCTCTTCCCCATCTTCATTTTGAACAACCGACGGGGCATCATAACTGATCAAATATTCATTCATCCAACGCTTAGGCATCATTCTTGCCCTGTGATCCAATAGAATTTCGTTTCTGATGCATCTGCAGGCATAATTTGAGAAAGATCCGTTATCTGATTGATAACTTATAGCAGCCTTGCAAAGTGCAATCGCAGCCAGATCATAATATTCTTCTACTGATTCATTCATTTTGTGGATCATAAAATAAATCAGGTTATGGTTATTTTCAACCAACAGCTTTTGTTCTTCTGTCATCATCACAACCACCCTCCAACAATTCAACTACCTTTGCTCCTGCCTCATTTGGATGGCAAAAAAGAAAATGCACACCATATTCTTGTTCCATTGTAAGCATCGCCTTTGCGAGTGTCTCTCCCTTTGTCGGAGGTCTCTTTGGCAATTTAACGTGCTGCCATTTTCCAAGACCATGCATATATTTAATTTTATTGTATCTGTACAATCTCGGATTCTGCCAACGGTATAAATCTCCAATACAAGCTACTCCATCTTCGTTTTCTACTAATATATATAGCTGCACATCGTTATTTTGAGCCAAAATACATTCATCACGAAATCGATCATGCGACTTGCCGCATATGTTATTAACAATCTCACCTATGTTCTCTTTCGTGTCCACAGCCGTAGAATATGTACCCAAGAAGTCCATTTTTTTTGGCTTAATATTGCGTTGTTCTTTGCGCTCCAACACATTTATAGCCTTGTCATTTGCTATAACATAATCTCCCACCGGCAGCGGTACACGCACCACATCAATACCGTTCTCATAAAACCATTGATTTTTAACTGTGTGTTTTTCCTCTTTCTGCCCCATATCTTCCAATATGATCATTGCTTCTCCTTTCATCATACCGGAGCAGGCAGAAGCCTGCCCCTTTTTCTGTGAACAATGTAAGCCTACGAAATGATTGTGAAACCATCGACACCCTTTAACTGCTCCTCTAGATATTCTTGGATGGATTCCATTGCATGCAATTTCCATGCTCCACCATCTGCTTCGAATAACGCACACTGTACTCCATCATATTTGTCTTCCTTCATGCGAAAAACGAACTGGCTTTCAGGCTGTTCTACCTCTGTAAAAGTTCGATATGGCTTTAAAGTAACCGGGCTTGGAATTATTGCGTCACTCTTGGATGCAAGTCCTGTCTTAACTGTAGCTTTCTGCGATACTCCGTCATCTCCATAGTCAGCAATCGTTCCACCCTCTACTGTTCCAGCAAACTTCAAAAGCAAATCAGAATCATTATTCGGAATAAACTTTGCCTGCACACCAATGATAAAATCTTCATGGTCAACAAATTTGTTAAACGGAAACTCTGGAAGTTCCGCATGAACCTCTACCATACACTCGCGAATCCGATCACAATCCAAATTCGAAAACAAATTCACTTGTGTAGGACTCACTACATGAACTATCATCTTGTCACTCATTGTGTCAGCTTCTGACTTAATATAATCGACCAAACTTCTAAGAGTAGCCATCTTAATCGCTTTAGCCTTTGGGATATAGTCGATGCGAACCAACGGCTTATCCGAATACTGTCTTCCATCAATCTCATTGATTGTCGGTTCACTTAAACCAACGACATACTGCAATGCTTCTCTAATCATTTTTACCTACCTTCTTTCTTTACGCCTGCTTTGCTCCTCTAAGATCAATTACACCATCTTCTTTGATTTCTCCCGTTTCTGTATCAACCATGTTTCCATCAACTTCTACCATGTTTTGATCTACATCCGCAAAAGACATCTGCCCTCTGATTCCTGGTCCATATTCCTGTGCATAAACCTCACCAGTTGCCAAATCTTTCTGCGTACAAAATTTGGTGCTCACCGGCTTAACCGCTGCAAGTTTTGTATCCACCGAAATATCACAGGAGCAGTCAGTGCGATCCTCATTCTGTGCAAATGTTATCCCAACGGTGATTTTTCTTTTGTTTTTCCACGGCGTATTTGGATCCTGCATATTTTGCATAACCTTTTCAAACGCCTGATTTACTTTCTCCTGTAAAGCACCGCCAGCTAACTCTTGTAAACTGATTTCCATATTCTCTTTCCTTTCTTGTCATATGCTGTGTCAACTGTTACTATCTCAAAGCGCTCTGATTCGATTCCTAGTTTTATGACATTTCGGTCATTAATTGGTTGCAAATGGCAACTCCTCTTCAATAGCATCCGGAATGTTCATAAATCCATCGTTATCATTCTGTGCCACATTTGGTCTTGTTGGCGCAGACGCATTTTGATTACCATTCTGCGCAGACGCTGCCTTACTCTCCGCAAACTCCTGCAATTCCACCAACACATCTGTAGTGAAAATCTTCTGGCCATCCTTATTCGTATAGCTTCCGGTCTGAATACGACCTTCCACTACAATCTTGGTTCCCTGATGCAGATACTTCTCCGCAAACTCTCCACCTTTACCCATTGCAACGCATCGAATAAAATCTGCTGTCTGCTCGTCGCCCTGACGCTTGAACCTGCGGTCCACAGCCAATGTATAGTTGGCAATACATGTGTTATTCTCATTGTTGGCATATCTAATCTCTGGATCACGGGTCAGACGCCCCATTAAAATTACTTTGTTCATTACTCACCACCTATCCTTTCTAATGCTGTCTCTATAGCTTCTACAAATCCACATCCACCATTGTAATAACTTAATACATAACTAATTGTTCCATCTAAGTTCTTTTCTGCATTGAAAATATCGCCACCAGAAATTTCTTTATCAGAAATCACATGGTATATACAATCGGAATAAATAACAAATTCCTCATCATTCAAGTCCTGTAAACGCTCTATCCAATCATCGTAATACGTCTCCAATTCCGTAATACCAAATCTATTTTTACAAATTTCCTCTGCTTTTTCTTCTACAGTCATTCCATGCTCAATTGGTATTTTTTCAAGCATTCCAATATGTGTCTCCATTTCCGACATATTTATCTCCTCTTCAAATTTTTTCCAAAGAACACTAAAACGGTTCCTTATTCAGTTCAACTTCCAGCCTCCTGTCAGCAACATAAACATCTGCCATTCCTACAACTTCCTTTGCTCTGGCGGCAAACAACTCTGCATCTGAATTGTCATCGCTCAAATGCAACAGCACGACATTCCGAAGATCCATGCTTTTGTTTACCTTTAGAAACTCCAATGTTGTTTCTAGCTCCATGTGTCCCCGGCATACATGCTCATAGTTCGGATCATCTTCTTGTATGATCTTTTTGGAATAATTTGCTTCCACCAATATCTGATGAACATCATAAAAGCGCCACTTGACCAACTCCGTATCTGTGATATATAGCAGTCGTCCCATCTCCGGATGAGAAATCAAAAATCCATAACAAGTACATTCTGTTCCATCGGCATTTGTGTGCATAAATCTTCTATTCTTATCCGTCAATTCAAAGTATTGTATCGCCCATCCTGCACCATCAATGCTTATCTTTTTTGAGCTCTCATATGGCTTAAGCACCGGGATCCCCATCTGCTCCAGATCCTTAACAGATCTCGCGTGATCCGTATGATGATGAGTGCACACAGCACCCACCACACACGAAATATTCCAGTTTAAGGCTTTCTTAATTTCTTTGATCGGGATCCCCGGATCTATGATCAGCGTTTCTCCATTGCTAGCAATAAGCAGATAACAGTTTCCGCTGCTACCGCTACCCAAACACTTCAGTTTCATATGAGCAACCTAACCCTTCATAAAATCCGGAACTTCTTCCTCTATAGTCTCAGTTACAGCAGTGTCTTCTTCCTGCTTCGGAACAACCTCCTCAAAATCCTCTGTATTGGCATTTGCCTTTATCTCATCTTCCACACTCTGCCGCATCTCTTCCGCCGGATATTCCTTAAAATCTCCGTCAATGACCTCTTCCTGTGTGTAGAAACCAAGTGTAAGTTCTGGACAATTCATACGGGCAAAGAATGAAGCAGCTCTGTATCGAAGCATGATCTGCGGCATAGTCTTCCATTTACTCATGCTCTTTGTAGTCCATCCTTCTGCCTTTGCCATTTCCATATCAATGACCGGACCAGTTACTTTCCTTCCATCTTTCATCGTCCAACACTGACAGGAATACGGCTTTCCGTTTTTGTCATTCTTTTCGTCATATTGCAATTCCATGTCATACTTGCCACTTCCATTTACAGATGCAATCAGGAACTGCGCCGACCAGCTCGGTCTGCCCTGGATCACATACAAGTTCTGCATAACCATCAATGGACTGGTCTGTAATCTATTGGCAATGTCGATGGCAACCAATGCATTTGCTTCGTTTCCCTGATAATCCTTTGGTACGATCGTACTGCAGGAAAGAGCTTTCGCCATCTGCCCAGCCATCAACCAGTTATCGGAACTTCCCCAAATCCCTTTGCTAAGTTCTGTGTCATGCTTTACTGCTACCTTTGCTTCTTTCTTTTCCACAATCTCTGCCGCCATCAGTCTTCAACCACCTTTCTCAAAATTTCGAACAGAACATCAAGTCCACGATGTTCTACATCCTTTTTACTGCCCTGCTCCTCTTCCTTAGTGTCTTTCATACCATCAGGACGTTCTATCATCGCTTCTGCAAAGCACACTTTAAGTATGGACTCCATTGTTTTGTCCCCCTGTGCAAAAGACTTAATGGAGCATTGCACTAACTTCTGCAATGATTGAATAAAATTATTAGAGCTAATTCCTCGTTTTGTAGGCTGACTTACCATCGCAATTTTACAACCATCTTCTCCCAATACTGCCATATTAAGCATTTCTCCTGTTAAAATCTTCTTTTCCTCTCCATCCGCTTCAATAGTTACTTTAATCATTCCGCATGTCCTCTCTTTCCACTTTTAATTCTTTGTCATCAGTCACCTGCAGCAATACAAGCTGTCCCTCCATCTCTGGAATGTTATAATCATTCACGGCCTCGGCATTATCCACAAAAATTGGTGCGGTCACATCATGCATAACAGACAATGCATGGATAATATCCAATCCGGCTACAATACGATGCCCGGTATTAAGCGCAGAATAAGGGACGCCATTGACCATACACTCGCAACACTCTACCACAGCACCATTGACCTGCTTGTCAAACAACTTCCAATTCACAATGCCAAATTTCTCATTAACCATTTTTGACAGGATCATCATTTTGGCTTTCATGAACTTCTCCAGCAGATAGAGCATTTTTTCTTCATCTGCCACACTTTGAGCAATCTCACGCATTTCTGCCTCTAACTCTTCGATGCGTTCCTCTTTGGCAGAATTATCTGCTGATGCGATCTGCTTTTCCACGATAGCAAGTTCATCCATCAAACCATTCTTTTTGATTTTCAACTGCTGTCTAATCTCGGCACCGCTGTTCATCTTGGATAAATACTCTTCCTTTAGTGTTATCTGTTCCTGCAGTTTCTGATACTCTGCATTTGCTGAGCAATCAACCTTGTCTGGTAAAGATTTAAGCAGTTTTATCACTCGGTCTCGTTCTGTTTCTGCACTTTGCAAATTTACTTTGATCTTTTCCTGATTGGTACGCAGATCCACAATTTTTTCCTGCGTTCGGGAAATTAAATCTTTATAACGATTTCCGTCTGCTACAATGCGTTCCAATGCATCGGTGTGTTCCTTTTCCCAATTTGCTTTCAATGCAACCTTTTTCTCTTCAAATTCTGCCTTGATCTGTGCAATTTTATCTGCCGGGTAGCTTTGCCCACACAATGGACAAACCGTTTCTTTTTCGTCAAATGCCAATGTGTCAGAGTATACCTTTTCCTTTTCCGCAATCCACTTTTCGTGCATTTCCGCACGCTTTTTCTCATAAGCCGAAATCGTTCCATCGGCATCTCTGATGTTCTGATCACATATTTCCATTCTGCGTTTGCAAGAAGTGATATCATTTTCATATTGCGCTAATTCATCGATGAATGAATTCTTTTTTGTCACATTCCTCTCATTTGCCTTGCGCTCCACATCCGAAAGAGCAAATTTGAGATCCATCAGATCATCAGTCACTTTCTGGTGTGCCTCGTATTGTGCTGTCATATCTGCCTCAGATTTCTCTACTGTAGCAATCTGCTCTTTCAGGCCGTTACGCTGCAACTCCAATTCTGCCACATCAATATCTGTCATGGACTTTCTGACCTCATCAACTCTTGCCGGAATCTCAGTCTGCTTTTTCTTGTACTCTGATAATGCCTTTTTAGCTTTAGCCTGCAGATCTTCCGGAGTGTGTAGCGACAACGCCAGATTTAACTCCGACAACACATCTGGGTTGGATGCGATCACTGTATCGTTATCTACACCCGGTATCATCTTCATTAGTTCTTCACGCTGCTCTTTCCATTTCTTGCTTACAAAAGCCTGTGGATTCGTCAGCAGTTGAAAAAGATCTTCATTGATAATGTCTGACACAAATGTTTTGAAATCCTTTTCTTTCTTTGGAACGCCATCAATTTCATAAAGATTGTCATTGCCCTGCAATGTTGCTTCTAAAGTCCCCCTTTTTTTCACCCAATTCTGTTTCTGTGTCTTGGATAATTCGAACTCTCTACCATCAACATCTAACGTTACGACAACTTTAATATCCACATGATCAATCGGGTTACCAAAGGCATCCAATGGGCGCACCTGAAACTTAGCTTCTCCTAAGCTGTTCTTATTGAACAAACACCACATAAACGCATCCGCCACCGTACTTTTTCCAACCGCATTCTGCCCGCTGATCTTAGTTATATGGCCGAAGTCAATCGTCTGATCCTTCGTTTTCTTGAAGTTCTCCATATGTAACTTCTTCAATAAAATCTTCACTTTGCAATCTCTCCTTTTCCGTGCTACAATGCACTTGTATGTGATGGACTTTTATAGTCCTTTGTTTTTGGCTCATCGGTACTGCAATACCTATGGGCCTATTTTTTGTCTTCTGGATCATCAATCTGCAAAATTGCTTTGACAATGCCGATAGTTCCGTAGTCTCCAGATTCCTTAGAGACTGCATGTCTTATTTGAGACAACATCGCCTCTTTTGCGATTAAATCCGTGTACTCCGACAATGGAATTGTGATTTCCTTTTTGGTAATATCAAAAATCCCCTTATCGCTTGTCACATTTAACATGGCTAATCCTCTCTTTCCTTGATTTCTGCAACTTGTCCTGCTCTCAGAGTAATCTCAAATCCAATAGCATGTAACTCCAACGCCTCTTCTAATGTCATTTCCTCAATTAGCATATAACCGTCCTCCTTTCCTGTTTGATTAAAAATTTATTGATAAAATACTGCTGCCCCTTACCGGTCACTTTTGTAGTCCGGTTGATGCGAACAGATCCATCCGGGTTGTTGACGGTACTTTCCTTAATATCAAAAAGCCCCATTTCCATCGACTTTTGCGTCGGCATATTCCAATCAGAGCCTTTTCGCTTGATCAGATAACCGTTTTCACGCAGCCACTCGAATAATCGCTTCTGACCAATCTCAACGCCATTCTGTTTCAGCAACTTTGCCATATCTCCGACAAGGATTGATGTGTGGCTTGCTGATACCGCATCGGCAAATATCTCTTTTGGCTTCATGCGTTTGTTATCTTCAAGCAGTCCGGCATTTGACTTCTTCAATTTCTCAATTTCCTTGTCCGCATATTTCAACGCTCTAGCCATGACTTGTTCTGGTGTATTCCATGCCTTTTCAAGATCGATCAAATATTGCCGTACAGCTTTTCCCTCTGGTGTACGCTGAATCATACATATCTGCTTTGCCATGTCTATTGATATATCAGCGTCTTTAATTGTTTGTTTGCCACCATTTGAGTTATGGACATTTTTGTCCGTTACTGTGTAATCCGTATTTTCTTCAAACCCATATTCACACATTCTTGGAAACCATTTATGATATGGTGTGCCAATATTTAATCTTTCGTGCAACTCTCTCGCTGATACTGTCTGAGTATCATTGTTTACTGTTAAAATCTCTTTCATTGTTCTCCTTTTATGTTTCCGTTTTTGTCTACATCTTTAACAAAAAAAATTTGCTCTTTGTCTATAAGTTTTATAATTCCTAATTCTCTACACAGAATATCTGTTTCTCTGTTAGTAAAATCAGCCTTATTATTACGTTTCATATTAAAATATTGTCTTGAAACTCCAATTTTTTTCGCCAAATATCCAATTTTCTTTCCAGATGCAGCAATGCGCTTTTCAAGTAACTCTGTATCAACCATAATATTTTTCACTTCCTCTCTAATGGTTATTTTTGTTGATATTTATGTCTACAAACATTACTATATACCACGTTTCCATTATTGTCAACAGCTTTTTACAAATTTGTTGAATATTTTTTCAACAAGTGTTATACTCTACTTATAAGAAAGGAGATGTGATAGTATGACTATTGGAGATAGAATACGAAAAAGAAGAGAAGAACTAGGACTTACACAAGAAGAACTTGCAAAAAAACTAGGATATGCCTCGCGTTCATCGGTCAATAAGGTTGAAAAATCAAGAGAGTTATCAAACAAAAAAGTCCAATTGTATGCTGATGCACTAAAATGTTCCCCTGGATATTTGATGGGATGGGACGATATTCCAGCACAGACGCACATATATGATTTCAATGGTATAGATAATGAACTATTTGAATATTATAAGGAAAATCCACCACAAACGCAAAGTATTCTCAATTCAAAAGATAAAAGAGACATTGCCAAAGACTTAAACAACATCATGCAAAAATTACAATCTGGTGAAGATGGCCCTGCAACTTTCGATGGTCAGGAACTATCTCCTGAATCAGCAGAGTTGTTTAAGATACAGTTGGAATCTATGCTTACACAATTAAAAGTAATAAACAAGGAGAAGTACAATCCAAATAAAAACAAGAAATAAAGGATTAGGGTGATTTTATTGAAAAAGGATATAAAGAAACTTGTAAGCTACTATATCAAAAAATTTGATACAACAAATCCCTTTGAAATAGCCGATGCTCTTGGAATAATTGTTCAAACAGGAAAACTTGGATTTGAAGGATGCTATATGTTCCTTAAAAACCATAGATGCATATTCTTAAGCGAAGATTTATCAGATCACGATAGAACTCTTGTTATGGCACACGAACTTGGACATGCTATCATGCATCGCAAAGTAAACTGCTACTTCATCCGGAATCAAACACTGTTACTTAATTCCAAAAGGGAAATTGAAGCCAACACATTTGCTATGAATCTATTACTTACTGATGATATGCTATACGAATACAAAGATTATACCATCAATCAACTAAGTCGTTTAACTGGTTATGAAAAAAAACTAATTGAGTTACGATTGCAAAAATAAGGAGGAATCACAATGAAATGTAAAAAATGTAATCAAGAAATGCGTTTTGGTCAAGAAGCATGTGGAACTGACATAAACGGAAATCCCATATTCAAGGATTTCGCATATTGCGATAATTGCAGAATAAGGGTAGAAATCCAACAAACTCCACCGGTTCAACCAACTAATAATGGATTTCAGAGTGCCGGGGTTCAAAATATCAATAATGTCCCAAAGAAAAAGAAACATGGATGCCTATGGTCTATTATAATATTTTTCTTAGTATGTGCATTACTATATCAATGCGGTAATTCGGATAAAGATTCTGATACAAAAAATACAAATAGTACATCCGTGTCCAACAAAGTTACTAACACACCAGCAGTCAAAAAAGACTCACAAAAAAGCAAGACAAATTCAAAGCCCAATCAAGAGGCAAAATCTAAGCAAAAGGCAAAGCCTAAAAAGGCAGCGAAGGCTAAGCCAACATTATCACCGAAGCAGATTAAGGCTAAGGAAAAGAAAGCTGCTAAAGCAAAAAAGGCAAAATTCATAAATGCATGTAAAACATATAACTACAAAAAGGTAATGCGCAATCCAAACAAATACGTTGGCAAAAAAATCAAACTCAAATGCCAAATAAACCAAATTTCCGAAGATGGTTTGTTCACGCAGGGATTTTTGAGATGCTATTCCTATAGTGGATATGATATATATGCAGATGATGAGTATGTAGTATTTGACGAGCGTGCAGCTAAAACGCCTAAATTGCTTTCCAATGATATAATCACTGTATATGGGACTATAGAAAAGCCGGAGGAAATGACTAGAGCACTTACTGGCACTAAAGATACTGTATTTACAATAAAAATGAAATACGTCAAAATACATAATTAGAATCTTTGGTTACAGATTGGTTGTCAAATGGTTACTTTTAGGTCTCATAAGTAGATTAGATTAGTATAGTATAGATTAAGTATAGATAAGAATAGAATAATTAGAATAGTATAGGGGAAATTCAGAAAAATTGACCAATATCTAATTTTTGTATATTGTATTTGAATTTTGCATATGCTATAATGCCAATAGGCAAAGAGAAATGAGAAGTCCATGCAGTTCGACTTCAAAACAAAAACCCCGGTGTTCCAGCACCGGGGTTTTCTATTCCTATTTTTTAGTGTGGAAAGGCTTAATTCCACAGGCTGGCTACCGACTATTTGTCACCGTCCAACCATTTGATGATGTAATGGCAAATTACACCAGCCGCAACAGTGACAATAAGAGAAATGATATATTCCACGCAGTTCACCTCCCTTCCGTACCAATCTAGGAGGCGGTAACAAACCTATTTTATCATATAAACCTTGTTTATTCTATAAACTTTTTGTTTACGTGACCTACTTTTCCCTTGTATCGTACTTTAGCATACCAAGATTTGGAACTCACAAAAAGAACTTCAACTTTTGCCCCCTTTGGAATTCGCAAATAGCTACCGGTCAATTTACTTGTGGCTTTCCAGAGCAGCAGTCCTTTATCTCTTACCACCCTCTTTGTCCATGATTTTTTGAACATTTCCGGTGTTTTGTAAGTTCTTTTCAATTCCGTTGCCGTGCTACCCCATTTTGGCAAGTAGAAATGTGGCGTATCGACAATGGATTTCCAATCTCCACCCCAACCAAGTCCGATACCTTTAGCAATTTTTGCTACTTTCTTGATCGTGTTAATATCATACAGATCCTTTTTGTACTGAATCGCAATATCAAACGCAATGCCCCACATATGCTGACTAGAGTATGTGCTTCCTTTTGCGTTCGTTACTACCTTGCCCGGCTTTGTACGTCCTTTAGCATACAACTGATCTTGATATTTCTTCGTCCGAAATCCTTCTGTGATGATCAAATATATTTTCTTTTTTGCACACTTTTTCAGCAGCACCGTCAATTTATAATCCAGCCAAGGGTGCAGCTTCGTTCTGTCAATTCTAACGTCATGTTCTTTCTTCATAGTCTGTTTCCTCCATTTCTGTATCTTCCTTCAATATATTCCCTTCATGTTCCACTGTTCCCTTCAGGACAGCAATCACTTTTGTCAGAAATGCAGGTACCTTCACTCCCATCCGTCCGGCATTCTCCGTGATGCTCAGGCATTCGTTCAGGATAAACCACGCTGTGACCAGCGTCGAAAAGAACATCGTCATTGGCAGCGTAACCGACAATACTCCTGACAGCTTATAGATCAGGAAATCTACAATCATTGATGCCACAATGACAAGTATGTAACCAAATTTCTTGAAGATCCCTATCATTCCTTTCCTGCTGCTCCATCCGTATGACTTATCATCCGGGTGTTCCACTGCCTCCTTGGCACTTGCGGCCATGCCGGCCAGAAAATCAATGACCATTGCTGCAGCTACCGCCACTAGCATCCATCCAAGCAATCCACACTTTGACGCAATAGTTGCCGTTATTGTTGACAGCCCTAACTGTGCTGCATAAATTTGTAATTTGTCCATAATGTACCTTCCTTTCCGCCTTACGGCTGTGGCATTTTAAGCCTATATTCTATAGTTTTCGTTTCGTTTGGTGCAATTGTGATCGGTTCTTCCAGTACCGTGCGGTCATATAGGCATGTCCAATACGTACTTTGTGATCTGATATATCCAATCTCTTTGATCACTAGATCGTCAGCTTGATTGTTCGTGATGCTGGCGCATATGATCATGCCCCGGCTCTTATAAACTTGGTTCATGTCAGACGGATATGAAGCGACACAGCCAAATCCATCTGTTATTTGATTTTCCAGCTTATAGTCATCAACAGTTGGCGGAGTAGTTCCATCACCTATAATGATCCCTATTGCTGGACTTCCTGTGCCTGTTAATTGATCTCTATCTGCTGTATATGCCATGTTTCCATACTGATATGGATTGAAGTTGTCTGTATCCACGTAGGAAGATTTATCTGTCACTTTCTTTCCATCTGTCTTTACCATGTCATACCTATTTAATTCTGTATAATTTGCAAGTCTCCCTGCTACTGCAAGATAAAAGTTATTAGTCAGCATATTTATCCCTCCATTCCTTTACCTTTTATGCTCATTTCGTATATCGCCCATCCATATGTACTGCTTTGCCTACCACCTGCAAGCAACAGCACACGGAATGCGCAATATCCTTTTCCATTGGTTACACTATAGGTTCGTGTTTGCGTAGATTCATAGGAACCTAATTCCACCACGTCAGATACATCTTCCCAAACTGAGTTCTCATCTATGGTAGCGCTCTCGCATCCTTGTATCTTAAATTTAGGTGTTCCTGCGTTATCCGTGCTTAGCGTCAAACTGATTATTGCCTCATACACCACATCGTGGAAGTTGTAACCTAAATACTTTCCGTCCTGGTTGTCCGTGCTTTCAGTCGACCACAATGTCGATGTGTTTCCGTCAAAAGCTCGCCATGGCTGCCTATCATCGCTGTATATCGAGTTTGCAAACGCATAACCCTGTGCTTCCTCTGCGTTTGCAAAAAACCTGTTAGCCGTGATGTTTTGTATTTCGATCTCACTCGAATAATTTGCACCATCGCTTGAACATATTTCGATCATATTGTTAGTATTGATACTTCCAGCGTTACTTGCCGGCATTGTACTTATAACCTTACTGCCCCCGCCGCCACCCTCTATTCCGGCTATCTTATCTGCATAGCTCCGAAACGTATCTTCATCCGTCACCGTAACCTGTTGCTTGATAAGAGCCTGCTTAATTGCTTCTTTCGTCTCCGACAGATAGCTTAGCTTTTCTTTTAGGGTTCCCACTAGATCACCTCCCCATTGATAGTATCTACCAGCATTGACGTTTCTTCGATCTTGCCCGATAAATCTTGGTAGGCATTGTCCAGTTGCGTTGCTATCTTGGTGATGTCCTCGTCCATTTTGTTGAGGTTCTCCGCGGATAGGCTGGTACCCCCTACACGCTTGTTTTTCCATCCGATCGGATCATGCGTTACTTTTTCGTACACGTTAATCACCCTCCTTCAATTCAACGCAGTAGTCCATCGTTATCTGCGCCCAATCTGCTGCCGCGGTCCCATACTGATATATTTCTATGGCAACCTCCGGTCCGATCAAGGTCAACCGTGCCACCGCCTGTGCTCCAGCTCCGGACTGCGAAGTCAAGATGGGATACATGACTGTTTGCTTAGCGGTCGTCGTTACCGGTGCAATGTTGAATCCTGCAAATACATCCGGCAGGAACATAGCTACCGTTGTCCATTTACCGGCCGGAATCGTACCTCTCACATCCATGGCAAGATGTACGATTCCGTCTGCCAGCTTAAAGCATGATGTATAGGCATCATTTATGGTAAATCCATTCGCCATAACCCAATTGATCGTATCAATTTTCCATAGATCAACAGCGTCAAAAAATGGTGCCGTGGAAGCGAAATAACTGCTCACCTGCGCGCTGTAAAAGCGATTTATCTCCTTGCCACTTACAGCATGGTAAGCAATTTCTGCCGCAGGGTACTCTTCGATTGTCTCCCAGTCCTGCGCATCGCCAAATGTATGCTGTTTTATCATGTTTGTCTGCCATGTTCCGTTTTTATGCTCCGTACTGACTGCTGTGCGATACTTTGTCATCAGACCACTAGTGCTGCGTTCTTCCCATGTGTCCGTTACATTAGTATAATACACGCCTTCTGGTGACAATCCGGCCGTAACCATATTATCACCAGTGCCATATTGCATCTCGATCAAAGGCTCATTGCTGTCTGATACAATTTTGATGTGGCCGCCAGTGATCGTAATGTTAGCCGCTGTTACGTTGCCCTCTTCGTCTAGCGTGAAATTCTTAGTCAGTATCTTGATGATTTCTTTGCTCAACTGAAAATTCGGGGCCTCAATGGTTATTCCCTCGCCGGCCGACAAATTAATCGTGCCACCAGATAACAGTTCAATAACCTCGTCCGCCGACAGTTCGATATTTTCTGCATTTACTTTGAATTCTGTTCCTTTTTCCGGGTCAGATCCTAAGCTGACTTGTACGAGATTGCCCTTGTCCGTTACCTTAAGCACTATTTTGTTGTTAGTCTGCTCGTACTGTGATGATGTCTCCTCTTCCAGATCTGACATCTCAATCCGCACGCCATCAATATCCTTTTGAATCTTTAGGATCTTGGCTTTCGTCCGGATCAACTCCGAAGAATCGCTCACGTTATTGGATCGCGTTTCACTGCCTTTTGCCTCGTAGGTGTCCCTTAACATCTGAATGCCGGACAGTGTACGGCTTAGCACATAAGATTCCACCACATCTTCTTTTTCGACCGAATATACATCGCCAACCTCTACATACGGCAGACCGATCAACTCCGTTGTATTTGGGCGGTAAATAATATCCTTGATTACATTCAGAATATTCTCGGCTATTGGTTTTAGTTCTGCGGCCGTCTTTCCAAATAGCAAAGCATTTCCGGAAATGATATATGGATTTTCCGTTGTTCCGACTGTGCATCCAACATCATCGTCCTCTGTACGTACATTGATGCCGGTAATGTATTTCGTCATATATTCCTCAAATTTTGCCGTTATGTACTCTGCTCTCGGTTCCTCGTCCGAAATGCCAAGTGTAACTGAGGATGCATTGCCATTCTCCGGATACAGGTCTACATCCGGGTACCGATCTTCATCCGGGTACAGCCCGGAAGATTGCAAGGTCGTTACCTCAAATCTGCCATTACGATTCATCCGGCCAAAACCGCCGTGGATCTCGCACATCCACTTGAGCATCATTAATCCGGTGCAATTATCTCCCGATGGCTGCAGACTCTTGCTGACGATCATATCATCGTTGACTAATGACTGCTCTTCATACGGGATCCCTAAGTGCTGCAACAATGATTCGCGCATTGCTTTAAGCGTGGTCGTCCCATAGTTTTTCACTATTACCGTGATCTCGGTGCCATTATCATCGGTCTTAGTGACCGCGTTCGATGAGATCACCGGAAATAATCCCTCATACCAATCAGATATACTAGCAGAAGCATTGTGCATCGCATCATATGCCACAACTCTCTTATAGTCCCTATCGTCCACCATTCCTACAGAATAAACACGATACTTTCCCATTGGGATCTCTGCCACAGCATTGCCTTCTTCGTCCACTGTCTCCAACGTAGACATAAACTCCATACCACTAAGATCATTCTGCAAGATCTCTGACACCTCAAATTCGCACGAAGATGCAATGCAGCCACCAAGCGTTAAATCTTCATTACCGCAAATACTCTCTTCAATCTTCACAGATTCTGTGTGGATTGTTTCATTATCGATCGTTAAATCAAGATCCGGAAAATACATTTTGTATCGATTAAAATACCCTTGTGAGTAGAACGCTCTTTTTTGCTGTTCAGTCAATTCAATCATTACAATCATCCTCCTAATGCTCAATCAACGCCAAACGGATCGGCAAATACATTGGTGCTCCGTGATACAACCCGCCATATTGAAACTGTACATCAGGCATGTAGAACTTACCCGTGGAGTAATCATCTTCCCAGTCGTTGTAGTACCTTGCACGAATAGTTCGAGAAGAGTAGTCACCATCCCCCTGCTTATACCCCTTTCGTATTGCCAGGATCAATTTACATTTATCCTCATAAGTCAAATATGGCGTGTTCCACTCAATCTTTGTACGGCTGTGTTTCAACACCTTACGCTTCAAATAGCCGTCACCATTTACGTAAGAATCAAGATCCTGCATCTGATTAGGTGTAATAGTCAACGCACCATTAGGCTGTATGTATTTGTACGATAGCTTCTGATAGGTATAGCCACTACTTTTGCTATAATCTATCGGCAAAGCAAGCAATCCCTTAGATGCGGAATAAGCCATGATTCAACCATCCTCCTTATTTTGCACACAAAAAAGACACCCACCATTTGGCGAGTGCCTTAAATCTCCTTATACAAAATATAACACATCGAAAATGTGAATTGTGTGAAAATCTTTTCAGCATAACATTGTCCATATTTCAGCAATAATATGTCTTACATATGCTACAAATGCACTAAATAATTGTGGTATAGGTATATATTTATTTATTATATTAACAATTATAGTAGTAACAAGCCCCGATATGATAATGCATATAAAGTTTTTCAACCTGTAAATAGTTTTTTTTCCTTTTCATCTGATTCTTTATAATCTCTTACAATTTTAAATTCTTTTACATTTATGTCCTTAAGCTCGTCCATCTGATATAAAATCTGATCCTTTCCTTCTATTAAATCATCTATCTTGGCATGCAAAATATAGCTTTTTTCCCTGTCAACATTAAGATCAGAATCTTCTATCATCTCCTTTTCAAATGTAATATACTCTTGCGTTCTATCACAAATCTCCCACAATGTGGGTATGGAAATATAGCCCAAATTGTCTTTTATATATCTAATAGGTATCTTGTGTACTTGTATCACATGCGCACAATGATATATATCTCTTTCCACTAACCTCGCACTCAAAATAAAGAGCATTTTTATGTTTTGCTTCTCTAGGCAATGCTCCCATCAAAACGCCATATACAAACTCTTCATTACATTGTATCACTATCACCGGTCTATGATCCAATAAAGCATCGTTATATTTTTTCCATGCATTTGAAACCTTATATATTCCTCCTCTGATCACTTTCATTATATCTCCTCCTTTCCACTTAATAATTTCATAGTGTTTAGCACTCACATACAGAAAGAAATTAGAACTTTCTTCTCTTACCATACGAATTTATCCAAAAAGTATTTTGCCATATTATACCACACCACGACATAACATGGCAAATTTCTATATATATAGCGGTTTTCCGAATCGATTTTTATGATCGGTATTCGCCTTGGTGGTTATACGCACGATATCTCCATCTGATACGCCCTCCACATACAAAGGTTGTCCACTTGATCCATTACCCATAGAGTTGATAGCATTGCACACTTGAGTAAGCACAGGATTAAGAGCATTAAATACGCCATCTGACACGGATTGTACAATTTGATTGTTGTTGGCTACAGCAGTCTTATTTCCAATCGTACCTACAAGCTCCGGTCCTTTCTCTCGTGCCAAAAAGTACTGGCCCTGCTCCGGGAATCCACCCGTGGCAAATTTAGGCATTGCTATCGTTTTTAAGTTAAAACCAAAATCTTTACCTCCAATTTTAGGAACCCACTTAGGAATCGAAACCTTGATCTTATTGATCGCACCGATAATATACTTATTGATCCAATCAATGATCAATTTTATTCCACTTTTCACAGCATCCGTAATGAGACTGACTGAAATTTTCTTATCATTCAAGCTATCCCAAGCTTTTTTGACTTTATTAAATGCTTTCGTACCTTCCTGCTTGAGAGTCTGGGTTACTTCTCTGTCCTTGATTTTATTCCAAATCCTAGACACCTTTTCGATTGCGCTCTTACCTTTCTCCTTCAAGGTCTTTGTTGCCTGTCCAGATTTAATAGCATCCCAAGACTTCTTCGCCTTGTCAATGATATCCTTGCCTGTCTGCTCAAGTGTCTTAACAGCTTTGCTATCCTTAATGGCCGTCCAACGGGATTTAAGTGCTGCTAATGCCCCTGCTGCCTTTTCCTTGGCATCTGCTGTCAATGTAGATACTTTGTCCTTAATAGCGTTCCAAGCACCTTTTACCTTGTCCAACGCCCCATCTACTTTTTCCTGTACGGCAGCTTTAAGAGTCACATACTTATCACCCCACCAAGCCTTAACACCGTTCCACCAACCGGAAATACTCTTTTTCCAATCTCCAAAAGTTGTTTTAATCGCTAATGCCTTATTTCCCCACCAATCCTGCACATCTACCCACCAATCAGCAAACGCTGACCAGAAATCTGACCAATCATCATCGGTAAAATGAATAAAATCTGAAAACTTCCAATCAACCTGATATTGTTTCATATCTTCAGAAACAAGTTCATCGCCGATGGATTTTCCAATCTTTGCACCAATACCAACCGCCGCTACTGCTGCTACAAGCGTTGTTGCCACTGTTGCCGCTGTTGCCGCTGCGCCTGCGGTCGCTAGCCCAGAAAGACTTCCTGTCATAAGCGCTGGAACTTGTGCAAAGGCAGTTGTAATTCCAGTTCCAATTGCACTTGCGATTCCACTCACTGTAGCTGTTTCAGCTCCAACTGCAGTTGCAATTTTACCCATTATTTTCCCCGCCAATGGCTTGACATAATTCATTCCGAAGTCCTTCACTTTGCCTAATGCTATTTCTATAGCACCTTTTATTTTGCCGCCTAATACTGTTAATGCTGTCTCATCTTTTTCTAAGGAAATACCAAGCACTTTCAATATTTTAGTTGCTGCCTTCTCCATTGATTTTGTGGTAAGCGTTGAAAGCTTAATAAAACCTAACGCAGTAACAATTGCTGTTTCGACTGGAGATTGTGCAAAAGCACCTTTTATCGCTTCCGCAAGTGCCCCTAATATTTTTATGGCAACATCCCTAAGATTCCACACAATTCCTTTAAAATCAATAGAACCAATTGCAGTTGCAATTGCTTGCCCCACACTATCCCATTTCACAGTATTCAGTGCCGTTGAGATGGATGTAAGGATTCCAGAAATCCCCCCAGAAATAGTCTGACCAAGCTCCTGCCAACCATTTAATCCAGTTTTTTTGTTGACTTTATTCATGACAGCAAACGCATCATTAATCCCCTGTCCCAAGGCAGTGCCAAGACTACTGAAATGAAATGTTTTTATAGCTCCGAAAGCCAGTTCAATAGCTGCTCTTATTTTGGTGGCCGTGCCCTTGAGATACGATTGAATAACACCGGTATCGATCCAAGCATTAAGTGTTGTGGCAATAGCTTTGCCAAGATTCAACCAATTTACTGTCGAAAAGAATGTTGTTTCTGCTTCAATTGCCGCTTTCATGGATTTTCCAATAGCACTACCAAGTCCTGCCCAATCAAGTTTAGCTACAAACCCATTGATAGCAGTTGCAAGCAATTTGGCAACCTTTTTCGCCCCTTTTGCAAACTGGTCCACATTGTCGTTGACCCATGAAATCCCCTTATTGAGCCAGCCAGCAATGGCAGAGCCAATGTCTGTACCATTCCCCGACTTCCAAGCTTTTTTAAATAACTTAGTCAACTTATCGGCAAATTTTTCTGCATCATTAGTCATATTTTTATAAGCCTTATCCCAAACAGTCTTGTAATCAGCTAAAGCATTAGACAATTGACTGGTAAGATCGATAGGCTTACTATTCTTATCATCATCCTTTTTTGTATTATCAGAATTAGTATTGATCACATTAAGCTCGTCAAATCCCATGAGCTGCTTGGACAGTTTCTTAACAGAATCCGATGTATCATCAACGGCATCCTTAGCATCGTCAGCAGAATCTTCCAGTCCATCAAAAGCATCTGAATAGCCACCCCCGGAAGAGCCAATCACCTTACTTAAATCGACTCCAAGCATGGATGCTGTCCACTCAAAAAGTCTGCGAATGGCAATAACCAGTCCATTGATATATGGCAGTATCTTTGCCACTGCAGGCAACACTATAGCACCTATTATTCTCGATAACGATCTAAAATTATTATTCAATAAGCGTAACTGATTTGATGGCGAATTAATGGTTTTTGCAAGGTCTCCCCATGATACCTTGGATTGATCCAAAATAGCCAACATACGAAGCTGCATTTTTTCCGACTGTGACATAGCCGAAACATTCTTTTTGATTCCATTTGCAAGGGCATACTGTTTTAATGTTGCATTTGATGTATCAATACCAAACTTATACAATGCCCTAGACTGCCCCAGTAATCCCGATGAAAAGTTATTCATAACTGTATCCATATCAAGATTTTTGAAGGAAGACATATCTCCGGCAAGCATAGATAAAGCTTCGGATGTTACCACAGATGCTTCTCCTGTCATTCCAACTGAATTTGTCACCTGCGCTACACTGGCAGCATAGTTGGTCATTTGTGTCGGATCCAGTCCAAGATTCTTTTTTCCAAGATCAGACAAAGTTCCATCGTTTTCAATCTGAAACCCGGTCATTTTCCCCATTGTTTGCGTCAAACGATTTTTAAAGGATTCTCCGTATTCCTCTGCATTTTGGTAACCATATTTCTTGTATTCCTTGCCCCATTCAGAAGCAATCTTCCCCATTGTGGTATCAAAATAATTAAATTCTTCAATGTAATCCATAGATGATTCTACGGCACCACGCAAATATTCACCAATCCCTCGAAGAGAGCGGAATCCAACATACAGCTTAGCCAATTTGCTGATCAGATTTCCCGTAGAGCTAGTAGTCCCATGAAAGATTGGGATCAACGCTTTGAGACGACTTCCAAACGCAGACACAGCATTTCCACGCAATGAGGACATAAGATTTCTCAACTTACTACCAAAACTAGATGCAGAATTTCCTGCCTGTTGAGATTCTGTCCAAATAGAATGAAACCCCTGTTTTACTCTATCGAATGTACTAAGACTCTGTTCACCTCCAACAGATTCTTTCAAATCTGCCTTATACTTTTTCAAAGCACCATCGGTCTTTAAGATTTCCTTGTAAGTATTATCAAAAGCCTTGTCACCAAATCCAAAACCATCTGCTTTAAGTTGTTTGAGATCTACTTTTAATTTTTGGAGTTTTACATCTAAGCTGTCCGTTGATTTAATATCTGTCTCTAATCCATTTGCCCTCTCATTTAAGGCAGCTTTGTATACTTTAGCTTCTTTAACTACTTTCTGTAATGCAATATATGCCTCATCCCACTCATCAGTTCCTAAACTCTTCCCACCTTTTTCAATACTGGCAAGCTGAGCTTTTGCCTCTGCTATTTTTCCCGCAAAGCCTTGTACTGCACTTTCTGCACGATTCACCTGTTCTAACGACTCTTTCAAAGACTCTGCCGAAGCATCTACCGAATATTTAGCACTTTTTGGCACACGTCCCGTATTTAGCATTGTTTTGGCCGCAGCTTTTGTTTCAGAAAATCCGTTTCCAGCACCCGAACGAATGATCGGAATAGATGATAAATCCTGCACCTTATGAGTTTTTATCTGTGAGATCTTCTGTTCCAATTCGGATAATCTATTCAAAGAAACAGCTATATCATACTGTAAACTACGGAATGTTTTATTCTCTGGTGACGAATTTCCAACTGCTAACGCTTTCTGCTCTTTTTCACTTAATTGATCCAGTTTGTTGCGTAGTTTATCTGCCTCTTTCTCAATTTCTGACAAATTGTTAGATAATGCATTACCGGTACCTGCACTAGAAAATTCATTTGCCAAGGACTGGACAGATTTCTTTACATTTTGAATACCCTTACTATCAAATTTAAGTCCGGAGCCCAGTGCCTTTTGTGTCATTGATACAGATTCCTGCAAAGAGCCCGCTGACTTTTCCACAGATTGTGCAGTGCTTTCCAATTTTTTAGCATCTGCCAACTTATCCAATCCTTTTGCAAGCTTGGTAAAATCAGAAGTTTTCACACCACTCAATGCCTGTGCTGCTTTCGTAAAATGATTCATACCGCTCGCAAATGTATTAAGTTCATTAGCATTAAGTCCGCCCAATGTACGGCGTAACTCCATCATCTTCTTTACAAGCTTATCCAACTGTTCGTTGGCACTTTGAGCAGACGCATCCACCTTTATGTTCAAACTGTCTATTGCTGCCATTCTGCACCTCCTACGGTAAAAGAAAAGAGAGCAACCCACATTGGGCTGCTCTCCACTTAATGATCAAATAACTCTTTTTTACGCTTTGCTCTCCGCTGCTGTCCTTCCATGATTTGTAATTGCATGACCAAAGCTTCTCTAGCTTCTTTAATTTCTTGTTCAGTATAACCATCATGCTCTTGTCGTTCGGAGGATTCCTTGCTTTCTCCAACTTCAAAAAGCGGCTTCTCAGGGTATTTCCCTCCAAAGCAAGCATTGATGGCACGCATTATGTACAGACCATTTCGCCACATTGCATCTTCCTTCTGCTGCAATCTCTCTTCGTATGCTTTACGGAATGCCGTCAGCTTGGTAGGATTCAGGTGCCAAAACAAGTCATACGGACAGCCATACAGCAAAGCTTTTGGCAAAAATTCTTCCCAAATCAGCTCTGAAAATCGTTTTCTTTGCCCTCCGCTCTCGCTTCCATTGCTGCTTTCTGCGCTTTGGTTGGCTTCTTCCGCTGATGATCCATCGGTTTCTTCGGCTGTTTCTTCTGTTTGCTCTTGACCAGACTCTCCATGTTCTCCAGAATGTCTTCCATTCCGGTTCGCTTGAAAAAACCATCTTTCTCCATCTGCTCTGCAATAGAAGTACAAAGAGCATAGTAAGATGTTGCTCTTTCATCTTCAGGATTTTCCTTGCAAAACTGTTTATACAAACATCTCGCATCTGCACGACTTGTAATTGTTCCGTCTCCATCTGGGCCCGTTCCGTGATTTTCCAGTAAACCAGCATAAAACATGTCCATTGCCATTCTTGGTAGATCTGAAAGACTCATCAGAAAATCTCTCACCTGCATCTCTTCCGAATGTTTACTGTCAATCTTTGCCGTCATCATGCCGCCAAAAATATCCATTGCTGCATCAATACACTCATGACACTCTGCTGCTTCAAATGTATATTCCAAAATATACTCTTTACCATTCACTGTAATGTTCATATCAAATCTCTCCTTTTCTTTCTCATGAAAGGGGACACTGATTTGTCCCCCCTCAAAAAAATATCATGTTGCTCTAGCAACTGCTTAGGCTGCCACTGGCTCAATAGATTCTCCAAGTCCATCGTACTCATTGATGACATTGGAAATCTGGATATCCAATTTACTACCAGGTTCTAAATCCGGCATAGGAATCTCTCCCGGTTCAAACTTAAGAAAATAAGAACCAAAGCCAGGGATGTAAATGTCTGCCCATGTAGCTTTTCCTGCCGCCTTACCTTCCAAAGATGCATCCAGTAATGCATCCCAAGCCGTAACAAAATCTTTCGATCCGTTGAAGTTAAGATTCCAGTCTCCACCAGTATCACCAACACCAGCAATGTACTGTTTGATCTTATCCTCAAAACAGGATACATCGATCTTATCTTTAGTGACATTGATCCCGGCAATCTTGCTGCATCGCTTGATCCAAGTAAATGCCTTTGGCTTGGTTCCAGCTGTCTCCTCAACAGCCCATCCAAATTTCACTCCTATCGTAGATAAATCCATCTGCTTTTCCTCCTTTTTGGAAAACAAAAAGAACCCCGAAATCTCGAAGTCCTTTCATTTACTGTTTCTATCATAAAAAGATCAATGATCTTCTTATTCCATATTTATTTTTTACAACTCATCGCCGTCCCCTACAATCCTGCGAAATCTTGCAATGATCCGGAAATACTCCCGGTTATCTGGGTACGGACCAGCAATCAGATCATACCCCATGCTAAGCATCACATTTCCTGCCGCATCCATGATCTTTCTCGCTTCTGTCTGCGATCCATTTGGCGATGCTGCCGAATACGCATGTAACTCGATCGTGGATGTGATGTAGCACTGCGTATTCTGGAAGTCTCTGCCTGCTGTGGGTTCTCCAAGCGATTTGATATACAAACACGGAAACTGTGTCGGTGCACTGGATGAATCCGTAGAAGTCAGATACAACTTCGGATACGGTGCATCCGGATCTGTTTTCAGCCTCTGCATCATACGCTTATTAACCTTGTTCCATACGCTAAGCACCGGCAAACACCTCCCTCGCTATCTCCTCTATTCTTTCCCGCAGATCCATACCGGTCTGGTACAAAAAAGGACGGCTTGGCATTCCCTTTGTCCAATGCCATTCGCCATCCTTAAAATAATACCAACCCATATCGCCATGCTGATTCACATCATATTTCCACCCCACAATGGAAGTATCCGGATGCGGGGATTCCTGCCCTACGATGCCGGTACCAAACTCCACATATGCTGCCCACGGGCAATCCGTGATCACAAGCCAGCTTGCACCATCCGGCACAGAGCCACTATACTCTGCCCGAATACTTGATAACAGCTCACCGCTGTAGATTGCATCAAAGTCCGCAATGTTCACTCTGGCAATCTCCACACCAATCTCCGCCACACGCTGGGCAAGAATACGGCATTTATGTGTAAGCTGTTCCTGATATGCCTGCATTTGTTTTATGGCAGCGTCAATGGACGATAGGCTGTCGTAGGTAAAATTTATTTGTTTTGACATAATCCTACCTACTTTAACAATATTATTTCTTTACAACTTATTCTTTTTCCTGCCTGTAATTTTTTCATATTGTTCATCACTGCCATCATATTTTTTCTTTTGCATTGCCATAGATAACTGTGCTGTTGCAAAATTATCGTCCAAAAAATAATATATATCATTCATGCATTCTGCAATTTGTATTTTCTCGCCTAAAAGAATTTCAAAATCATTTTTCATTAAATCAAATACTTTCTCATATACCTCAATTCTGTGAGCAGTATGGTCATGAAAACTTGCCATCATTATTGTTTCTGCAACACGATATTTGTTTATCTTTATAGGATTAAATTGATGAACAATATATTTTTTAAACTCAGGGGAAATACTTTTGTCAAACACTTCCTTAGATGCCACAAAATCACTTTGAGCCAAATGAAATGTCCAATTTCTTACATCTCTTAACTCTTTTAAATCTTCATCAACATCCCTAGGTATATCTGATAACTTGTATTTAGTTTTATTCATTAGTTTTCTAAACATAATATAAGAAAACCCTGTGCTTGCTTCATCCACAAAACCTTTTAGTAAGCAATGTGATACATTTTGTATTTTGTCTTTCCATTCTTCACAAATATCAAAATCAATATATTGCTTATTTTGTTTAATTATTTCTTCTAAATACAAGCCTAACTGGCCATTATATCGAATATATTTTTCCAACAGAGGATAGATATACTCAATCAAGCCGTATAAAGCATACAAATAATCATCTTTATTGTTGAAATTCATATTTTTATAATTCTTTTTCCCCATAACATCACACTCCTTTCATCGCTATTATACGATAAAAGGAGCTACATTGGAACATTATTCTACAACAACCCAATCCTCAGCAAGCATATCAGCCTGTGATGCAAGCCATCCCATCTGCACGCCAGATGTCCCAACAAAGGCAATAGCCTTATTTCCGATTGCTTCATGCTCACAATTTACAATCTCGTCATCTGCGGACTTATAAGAAATGCTTGTTGCTAACTGAATGTACTGTTCTTTCCCATTCCATCCCTCACGAGCAACCTTACACCCTTTCTTCAAAAGCTCCAAAGCGATACCAAATGTCATGCCCATGCAATCTCTGTATGCTTCCTCAAACTGCTTTTTCGGTGACCAACTCTCATATCCATCGGAATACATTACCAAATACCCCTCATCCGCCGGATTTTCATCCTTTGGAATATTCCAGCCACGGTATGTATTGTAATCCCCCCTGTTCATAGGTTTTGCTTCAATCATCTTTGTACCAATATACTTCTTCATTTTCGCTCTCTCCTTTACTTTACACAAAAATTTTCCCATTTCTTGTAGGCATCTACATATGTTTCGTTTTTATCTCCATTATGAGTAATCTCATAATACATACCGTCAGAAACTGTTGTGCTGACAAGTGCCTTATTGTTCTGTAAAATCTTGCAACTCCAAACTACAAAGACATCATCTTTTGTAATCTCTGTTCCTTTGGCATCTGTCTTATCACGGTGTTCATTAAAATACTTAACAACAATATCCTTACATAAATCTAAGAATGTACCATTTGGCATAACTCAATCTCTCCTTTACCAATCCTCTAAATCACTACCCGTATCCTGCTCCGGCTCTTCTGTAGTGTTATCTGTTTCCTGTTCCCTATCTTCCACAACACTCTGTGCAATCAGCTTCACAGCAATGCGCAGGCTTTGCATTCCATCCAACGGATGTGCCGCCACCTTATAATTTGCACTGGACGGATCCACAGAACCATCATCAAGATATGACGGCTCCTTTCCAATCCATAAAAGCGTTGTTTCCGTAATTGGCAGCCTCATATCTGTGCTACAGATAATGCGATCATAGTCCACCGATGTTCCAAATGGATTCTCCTGCGCATTGCTCTGTCCCGTACTAAGGCTTGCCCGGAATGCCATTGGCTTCTTGTATCCGGCTTTACACTCCAGCACATCATCGCCTACCGGCATCTGCTTATCATACAGCGCATAATACATTCTGCGCTTATTTCTCTTTAACTGCTTTCGCATAAACATCTCTCCCCATAATTGATATCGCTCCCAGCCTCCACATAGATACCGCCCTGCTTGACATAAGGAGAGATTCTAAGGAATCGCCAAGCGTACCACTTGATTCTCTAATAGACCTGCGCAATCGGTACTACTCCTGCAAAAACGCTGTCTCTGCTTTCCCAGCTAACAGAAATTCCATTGTCCGAATTGGATTTCTGGAACTCGCCACCAACCATGCCATAATCGTACATGGCAAGATTTTTGATATTGGAAAAGTAATTCTGCAGATCGTTGACCACATATTCCTCCGTGTAGCGTCCTGCATAATTGCGTTTCTGCTTTACCTCCCGCACAGCCCCCTTGATCTTTGACTGCAAGAGAAGAATATCCTGCTCAGATTCTACTTCCAATTCAATTTTCAATTCCGACAGAATCTCATTGATCAGCGTTTCTTCTGTCAGGACATCTTTCTCTTCATCAGCCATAATCTACTCCTTTTCCTCTGTAGCAGCCTTTGGCTTTCTGCCTGATTTCTTATCCTCTGCCACATTCTCAACAACCACATTTTCCTCTTTCAGCTGTTTCCATCCGCTGTTGATAAATGCCTCTAACTGCACCTTACTTTCAACCTCATTGGTCATTCCATCTTTTTCAACTTTGTACATATTTCCGCCTCCTACTCTGCGCTCTTATGAACACCAATTGCACATGCCTTCTCTTTTAATACAAAAGCATCATATCTGACACGACCTTCTACAAGCCAACCAGAGATACCAGGTGCATCTGTATGGATCTTGTACTCTTGCAATTTAACTGGCGATGGCATAACGATCGCATTCGTAATGATAAAATCAACATTTTTAGGGAATCTATTCATAGGAGCCTTAATAGCAGGTACCCCATCAATATCACCTACAATGCCGGTAATTGCAATTTGTGTGGCCATATCACCTTTTTTGGTGAACGACTCATCCAGCTTGATCTTATTGTAGTATGCAGGTGTGCACAATACCACTCGTCCAAACTGTGGAGCTTCATTATCATCCAAAATGCCCTGCACTGCCAAAAACTCTTCATAAGCGTTTTCCTTAGTAGTCGCAAGCGTTTTTACATTTGCTACCGGTGCACCAGCAACCAATGTTGAAATACGATATGTATCTACTTCCGGAATGACAACCTCATCAATCTGACGGCGTAAAGCCTTTCCAGCTTCCATCACCATCATTGTGTCATCATAATTCTTGCGATCAATCGTAAAAGTAAAAGAACGATCCTGTTTAAGAGTCATTTCCTGAGTCTCGTTACCAAGTTCCTCCGGCGTACCATAACGATTTGTACCAGACAATGAATAATCATTCATTGCTGATGTTGGAATGGAATACACATTAACCGTGGACACTCCGATCCAGTCAAACTCACCGTTTACAATTCCATTAGTCAAGGAGCCTGTAGAAAATCTCTCATCTACATTCTGTGAATATTTGCTTGCATAATTTACTGCCATAATCATACCTCACTTTTCAAATCTTTGTTTACATGTTGAAACCTTTCAAAAAAGCATCTTCATCATCATCTGAGTTTCCAGCTGGTGGATTCGGCATAGACTTCATCCAATCAGCTTTCATTGTTTTTTCCTTTTCCTCGATAAAAGTCTGCTGAATGCTGAAAAGCTCATCAGTGTCGTTATCACACTGTGCTGTCGCTGCCTTTGCAGCCAGATCCGCAGGATATCCAAGTGCAAGGAAATTCTTCTCAAACTTTGTAATTGTATTTTCACGAAGCAGCTTCTGAAACTGTTCCTCCCTCTCGGCTTCTTTCTCTGCCTTTTCCTGCAAAGCAATCTCCTCCGCAGTCTGCTTCTCACGCAACTGCTTTTTGTAGCTTGCCGCTTCACTGGTTGCCTTATCATTTGCCTTTTTCAGTTTTGCATTCTGCACCTTAAGCTGTGCCACCTGTTCTGCAAGGCTGACATCGTCATCGCCATCCAGATCTGCTTTGTTAGATCCTTCGCCAGACTTTCCGCCTGTCGCAGATGTGTCTCCAGCATCACCGTCACCGCCTGCAGGAGGCTCTGCAAATAACTGTAAATTCATCGGGATAAACTCTTTCTTTCTCATATCACTACCTCATTTCTGCGTTTTCAGATCTTCTCTGATCATCATTGCGTTTTAAAATCTTCTCTGATTTCCAATTGTCCGCGAAACTTGTATTGCGCTTTCTCTAGCGCACAACAAAAAGACGCTTATCTCAGTTGTGAGGTAAACGCCTTTCATTGATCATATTAAATTTTCGGATTTCTCCTTATACAAAATATAACACATTGGAAATGTGAATTGTGTGAAAGTCTGTTTTTGCCATACATATATTTGACATCTGCTCCATATAATGATAGTATATCTAAAAGATATCTTTGAGGAGTGGATACCTTGCCCCCATATTTGGGCGAGGCCATCTACTCCTCTTTTTTACTTCTTTTATAAATATTGAGAATATTTCCATCTTTAGATAAAATTATCTTATCTATAAATTTTGTATGACTTGAACGATACACATCCGTAATCTGTCCACGTATTTCTTCCACTGTCAATGGACATTTTGTAATATCAATAACAAAATTGTTAGCCTGTCTTTTCTTCTTTGAAACCATATTATATATAACTGCTTTTCCCTGTCCTATAGGCTCCTTTATATCATACGACTCATTATTTATAAAAATATCTGGCGTTGATACTTTTTGCGGATACAACACTCTTGGAATCATTTTTACATCTGCACCAAGTAAATCCGCCAAACTCTGTGCAATTCTCCTTTCACTTTCTGAATAATCTAAAACAACATTTTTCCCATCTACTGAATATGTATTGCCTTCTTTTTCATATTCCTCCTCATCGCTCACTGTTCCCACCAGTTTTTTACCAAGCTCCAAATATTCCTCTGTAACATCCACAAAAAGTGTCTGTTCACCTTTGCCTTGATCTTTATCATTTTTTACGTCATCTTTTAATATCCGCTTGTCATCCTGCAAATACTCCACCGAGCACCGGCAGTTCACAATCTCTTCCAAACCCGCTCCCAAAGAATCGTCCTTCGGATACATCATCACATATTTTCCAACACGAAACGGGCGGCTGATATCGACAACCTGTCCATCTACATCCGCATGATCTGCCCTGACTCTCTCATCCCGGTAGGACTTCCACCTCTTCTTAGTACAGCCATTTTTCACAGCAGTAATGTATTCATCCCCATTCAAAATTGCATTAGCTTCATTCTCCGCTACATTGGTGGCTCGATCCACAGAAACCGCATAGGGATCCTGTGGTTTATTCGCTTTGCTGGTAGTCAATGATCCACCTTTTAAGGTTGTGTCTACAATACTGTCACATACCTTCCGGATATATCGCTGCATTTTCTGATCCGGCTCTGCCACCTTTTGCACCGATGATAAGTATCTCTTTTGAAATGCTTCTGAAAGATACTGTTTATCCTGGTTTCGTTTTGACAAGGCAAATAAAAAAAGCACATCCGCCAGCAGCAAATTTGCTAAACGGACACGCTTTTCTTTCTCTTCCTCACTGATCTGCATATTTTCAAAATAATCATGAATCGGTATTTTCTTCCGGGTAGCTTTGTGTCGATCGTCCTTGGTTGTTTCGGTCGTTGAAAGAGTATTTAACTCATCAAAATTTGTTAATCCCATCGTTCATCCCTCCACTCTACGCATTGGCAAATGGAGTTGCCTGCGGCTGATCTGACATATCCGGCATATTCTTTCCATCCATTGTTGTCTGTTCGTCCGAATCATTAACCTTACCTTCCGATGCTGTATCCACAGGCTCTGATCCTTTCAATTTACTTTCCAAAAGCTTATTGACCATTTCCTCGCTGTCCAGCACAAACTGCTGTGCATCGGTCGTAAAGCCTGCCAGCTCTGTTGCCTTGAGCAGATCAGCGCCGTTCTGAATCAAAGTTGCCCAGGAATTGACTTTCGTTGCCAGATCGTAGGTCCTGTTTCTATCAAACTTCGGTTCAATATCTGCGAGTTTCAAATTTCGCACCTCTTCCGGCACATCCACATCATTGTTGAAAATCTCCAACATAATGCGAATACATTCTTTCTCTGACTTCTTAGTCAACTGTGACTTTTTCAATGCAGAAAGCTCCGCTGCCTGCCATCCGTTTGATAAATTCATTGCCGATCCGGTAGAACCACCGCCCTGCTCCTGCCGTCCCGGCACATTCGTTTTTTCGTGGATGCGATCAATAAAATTCTGTATCAGTGTTTGGATCCCGTCCTGTGACATTTCTTTCGACAAATATGCCATTTTCGGATCATGTCCATTGCCGGTAGACTTTGTTTCGATTAATGCTCCGTTTCTTACGGTGGAATTACCATTCTCATCCTTTGGCAATTCCGCGTTATGCACCCACAGCAATGACTGCACACACTGGACAATATCATTCACTCTGTCCGATGTTACGACATTTAAGGCGTCAATCTCCGAAATTACACGCTCAAAACATCCCATTCGGTCATAATCGTTGATATACTCAACAATAGGGATTGCCGCCGGTATATTCTTTCTCCCATTTCCATTGGACACAAACCACTTTGCACGCTTCTTTTCTTTAGTCATCTTGATAATATTTTCGACCTCATAATAGGTGTCCTCTGTATAACAACCATAGGTAGAATTTCCATTCTGATCGGTGATGTATGACACGCCCATAATTGGTCTGCGATACACATCATTGGAATACACGATAAAAGTATTCATTGGATTTAACGTCAGAATATCCACAACCGAACTTCCAAACCGATACTGATCCGGCTTTGCCTTAATCAGCCGATATCCAACTCCACAGATTTCAATAAACCTCGCCAGCTCCTGATCTGCAGATGGCTTGTTTTCTTCCTCCATCATCTCATTGAGCATTGCGATACCGACATTGTCCGCATCTTTGTTATTTTCCCGGATTCCCTTGTTGGCTCGCTGTACATATCGGATTGGCGATCCCCATTCGTACCCCAACTTAAACTCTGTGATCTCCGCAGCCATATTGTCCTTTACCTTAATATTGATTTCCGGACGAATCTCTTTGATTCGATCATCAATCGGTTGAATACCACGTTCATAATCCAACAGAAACTTAATTGCTGTGCGGTTTTGCTCATGTACAATCAAGGCATCCTGAAGCACTTTTATGACATTATCCTTCGTGATCTGCGTTACATCTGTAAATATCTGTTTTCTTCCAAACTGCACGACAATCCACCTCTTTCTGCATTGCATTATGTAAATGCATAGAAAAAGAGCCGCGGCGGTTTGTAGACCGTCTGGCTCTTTGATACTGTTTCATACTATCAAATTAGCATTATTTGAGTGTGAATTGTGTGAAAGTTACTTTCTATGCTCCAAACTGCATAAATCTGTCCTTGAACAATTCTCTTTCAATAGCCTTTTCGATATCGTCTTTATAAACAATCTGTATTACACCACCCACATTTATTTGCATTGTTTCTCTTGCTAGTGGCTGACTTGCATTTACTCCTGAAGATTGCCCGCATGGTTCTAAATAAGCCAATGCTTCCATTTTCTTATGATTACATTCATTTTTCTTTGGACATTTATCTGACAATTTAGATACCCCCATAATCTCATACCTCGCATTCTAAGCTACATACCTATCCACCACTTTCGACACCGTACTCCGATCCATATACAGCTTGTCAGCCACTTCCTGCTGTGTCATACCGTCCCGGTAAAGATACTCGAAGATCAAGCGATCCCTGCTGTCAAAAATAGTCGTCAGGAAAATATCAACCTCCAATTGCAGTTTCTCCAGTTCAATCCGTTCGTTATGCAGTTTCACGATCAACTCATACTGTTTATCTTTCCAATATTTCCTGTCCTTTACCTCACTGCCACACACCGTCACCATGGTTCTCTGATATGGAAACTGCTTATTGGAAGACTGCACCTTTCCAAGATATGCCTCCGGTGGATTATCTTTATAATGCTGCAGCTTCTCTTCGTCCTTACGGATCACTTCCGATAAAAATCTATACTGCTTCAAAATATCCTTCGTCATCTGAACCCCTCCTAAAATATTCTCTGTGATACATTCGCTTTACAAATGGTAGCCCCATTTGCAAGCATTACTAACTGTGTAATTCCATCTGCTGCATCATCATGATCGTTCTTCCCAATTTGCACAAACATATTTAACTCATCCATCGCATCATGATATTCTTTATCCCTCTTATTAGCCGCAAGGAATTTACATCTTCTCTTTATATCTGGTGCATACTGAATGATCTTTGCCAGCTTGCTCATGGTATTTGGTGCCTTGCTGGAAGATATGCTGCATTTGTATCCCTCCTTTTGGAGCATGTCATCAATCTTGTCCGCATACTCATCACCACCGTTATTTCCCTCAAAATGTTCCATCTGCGGTTTATGATACAATGTTTTTCCAACCACAATCGGCTGTGTTACCGTCTTATCCCCCCGGTTAAAAATCCAATCCGGAATGTAAATATAGCCGTCATCATATTCGTACCCAAACGGCATCGACAAACTGTCACCGCCGCCCCAAGCCACATCACAGGCAGCCAATACACGGATCAAACTACTCTCAGGCGGTAACACGCCATTGTACGTCTGCAATTCATCCTCTGCAAAAAGCAATCCCTCACGCACAAATGGGCGTTGCTGATATTTCGCCTCCCATTCGTTCTTATCCAAACGACTCTTCACATTCAGGAAATATTCCGTTGAAAATCCCTTGCCATAGTCGTAAACAAAATTGGACTCCCCATTCTCATTCAGTGCTGGAATCTTTCTGAAACGGTATCGTGGGTTATCCTTGTACTGTTTCTCTACTTTGCCAAGCGGATCCAGAATATTCCATCTAGTACCTACCATCAATTCTCTTGTACCGTCATTCTTACGATCAACAAGCAAGTTAAGATAATCCTGGTATCTGCCCTCTAATCGTGACGGAGACAAACTCTCCTGCCTGTCACGGACCATATCATCGACATACAGATAACCGTCCCAAGAAATATCAACTGCACCCGTCCATGTACCATCAATACCACGACAGGTTAATGTGGCAAAACGATCCGGATCATTCAAAGTCACTTCTTTCTTTTCCGCTGACTTCTTTTGCAAAAATGTCTGTGGGAATATATCCAGAAAATGATACTGTCTTTTTTCTTCCGGTACATCCAATTCCATAAGATTAAGTGCTTCACCATAAAATCCATCTGCCAAGATACCACTGTGTCCTGACATCGCATTATGGCTATTGGGACGCTTTCCCATGATCCATGCCATGAAGAAAATGCATATTGTGGACTTGCCGACACGAGGGGGCATGGATAACCCATAAAAATCCAACTTGCCATCTTCCAAGTCCTGCAAATCATCAACTACCACTTTCAGTGTTCGTCTACGTGGCATATAAAATCTCTTGTCCGGTGCCCGATCCTTTTCCATGTAATACAGAAAATCCTCAAAGAAATACGGTGCCAGCATCAAAGTAGCTTTCCAATACAGGGTTGCGAACTCAATGCTATTCTTCTTTCGACTCTCCTTTGCCGCAATCTGCTGTACTTCCTTTGCCTGCTGCAATGCAAAATTCAGATCATCTTTCTTTTCCTCGATTGCCATATCAAGCAATGCGCTAGCAAATTTTATATTAGTTAGGTTTTTTCGATGCAGGCCTGCTATAATTTTCTTGTTTTGTTCTGACATAAAAAAGACACCTCCATCAAAGCAGAGATGCCTTCGCAAATCTGCCTGTAATTGTTTCAGGTTAGCGACTACAACCGTTTGTAGCCGGTAATGTATTATTTATTGTATTTTTCAACTATATCTGCAATCTTCATTTTTCCTATCCGAGGTGGACAACAGATAAACAGTTGCAGATCATGTTCTTTCGCTTCTTGCATTTTATTCAAAATCATCATTTGCGCTGAATTAAGTTTATATTCTAATTTTTCTGCATATTCGATAATTGTCATGCACATACATCCTCCTTAAAATCTGCCGCGTACCATTGACCAAATAAATCGGATAGACAGGATTTGAACCCATGACCTCTTAGCGAACTAAGTATTCTCCCAACTGAACTACTATCCGATACCGCAAGTTCACAGCATCTACTTACGGTTTGAACTGCTTTTGTTGCTGTATTTGTACAGTTCATACGGACTTTTTATACCGTTCTCGAACCGTCCCTAATGACGTTTGCCGAGAGTAAATTGATAATGTCAACAGCTAGTTTCTGTTCTTCCTTTGCCGACATTGGTTTCTGCACAAGTGTTGACACAACGCAGAGTACGGGACTCGAACCCACAAGCCGAATTAACGATCGACAGATTAGCAATCTGCTCCAATACCATTATGGAAACTCTGCTTGCGATGGCATTTTACCCAAGTTACCATCGTCCATATGCTTGGAACCTATTTCATCACGGCTAGGTAACCTCCGTCTGTTGGCTGCTGTGCTTCATCGACTTTATCAGCTAATTAAGGAGTTTCTGACACGACAGGGGATTGCACAATCTGCAATGGCTTATCTGTCGGAAGTATCACACCAACGGTTTTAGGCAAAAAAATACCAACCACCTATTCGTTATTGAATATTAATGGTTGGTAAGTATTTAATCAATTTTATTTAGCACTTTCTGTAAATTAGTGTTAATATCTTGTAACTCAGACTTTGCATAAAAAATATCATCAGTATTTGATTCTGTTGAGCTTGTATTTGATTCAATATTTCTCAATAAATCAATCATAGTATCAATTTTTTCCGATAATTCCTGTAGCATAGCTAAAGTTTTTACTTCTTCCATAAGCAATCCCCTTTCTTAATTGATAAGAAAAGTATATCATACCAACCACCAATATTCAATTATCAAAGAACCATTTTCGTCCGACAAATTTCGACATCACTCTTTCTGGGCCCGAATGATCTGTGAAATCCTCGACTGTGAGCATCCCATCTCATCAGCAATCTTTTTCTGTGACCACTTTGCTTTATAAAGAGCCATCACCTTACCCTCATCAATTAATTTCTTTTCTCTTTCCAACTTATCAGGTATTACGAGCTCAACAGTGCCCTTTTCAATGGCTTCATTAATCCCATCCATCAGATCATCAACAATAATGTGATCTTTTGCAGTCTCACTCTTCGCCTGTTCCTCAAATATGCTCTGTTTTTCTGCCCCATTCTTTCGATCCAATTCCATTACCGTCATCAGACAATAATTCGCCAGATCAAGACAGGTATCTCGGAGGCCCTCATCCAGTACTCTCTGTTTTGCGCCGCCAGCAAGATTTTCCAATCGATTCCATTTATCTTCCATGCGGACCAGTGCTGCCGTAACCCCATATTTACCAAATGATCTTGAAAAGCTGTCTCCGTAGTCATGATTCTTCCGCACATATACATCATGCAGAAATTCAACCAATTTTTTGTGTTCTTCGATCTGATTCATGTTTTCTCCTGCCTTTCTCTTCTTTGAATCTTCTAATTGCAACGATGTCAGGAACAAGGTTCTCCGGCACCTTAATAACCGTAATCAACTTCTGGTTGTGAAATATGTATGCCATATCTCCATATAGCCGGATCTGATTGGCAGATTTATTGTAAAAATACAAACTGTCAACCCACTTTTGCAGATTTCCTGATGTCTCTGCATGCCGCACACCTAACTGATACACTTTCTTTGCCATTTTGTTGATTGAGTTCTTCCCAATACCGCATCTCTGTTTCATACGATATTTGGCATGCTTTGTTACGATCGTATGTACCACCCTCCTCCATATCCTTTTTTCAAATAATCCCCGCTGTGCTTTTGACACACATTCACTGCTCTTGCTACAGGGAAAAGGTGTAATAAAAAACTAGATTGGCATCTAGATCCACAATATCCCACTGTAAGAGAGGATTCAAACCAGTGGGAACAGGCATAGCAGGACTCAAACCTGCAACATCTTGATTAACAATCAAGCGTTCTACCGCTGAACTATATGCCACTAACCGATTTTCACCGGTTAGCATTCATGTTTATCGTGTCATGCTTAACACTATCTACTTCTTATTTGTCACAGTGAACGGAACGACAGATTCAGGAATATAATTGACCTCATATTTGTACTTATTCACTTTGGCACCACCAATATCTTCCACTACATACATGGTTTCCTGATTCAGGCCAACGATATGTTTTTTGTATGATCCATCCTCCATTTCACAGATCACATTGATCTTATTCTTGTTTTCCACTTCGAGAGAAAATGCACCGATGAGTTCAAATTCTACCTTGTCCGTTCTTGAATTGATTACCGCCAATCTCCGCAGCACATTGAAGTTATCTGCTTCCTGAGAGACATTCTCTGACACTTTTTCCGCTTCCGTACATCCTGTTAATGACATGGTCAATGCCACTGCCAATAACACTGCCAACAATTTCTTTTTCATTTCATCACCTTTTCCTTTCTGCTAATTCATGATCAAATATACGATTGTTCCACCAAAGCCAAGCGACAAGATCTTGAACCCTACACTTGTGCCCGTATTTTTTTCTTTGCAATCCAACACAATCATCCACAGCAACATCGCTATGTTGAATATGATTGTTGCAATTTTCAAAGCCTGCATACTACATCTCCTTTTTTGTTTTTAAGATTTTTTGCATCTACTAATTCATGCTTACAATCATTCGTCCCCGATGCAAGACACTTTTTTGTTTTTTCGTTCCTTGAGGGGCTGAGCAGAGGGCTGACGCCCTCGCCTGTAACCCCCGCCCCCCCTCTTCTTGCAAAGTTCGTATAATATGCAAAAAACGAACTTTCCTTAGTTTACAGCATTTACAGCCTGTGCTATACTATTTATACGAACTAAACCACTTGCAAAATACGAACTTAAAAGGAGTAATCACATGAACAAAAAAACAGTAGCCTTGGACCAGCAACAATACAAAACCATCATATCAACCATCCGAGGCGGCTTTGTCTGGAACAAACATTCTTTCAAACCAAACGAACGCCTAGCTACTATCCTTGTTTTGCAAGCAAATCTAGGATTGCGGATATCTGACATATTGCAATTGCATATCAAAGACATTATCAAAGATGGCAGCAGGTACCGTCTTGACATATGCGAGCAAAAGACCGGCAAAGTCAGAACATTTACCGTTATGCCTGACATCTATAACTATATCCTGCGATACGCAACGGACCATGGGATCAATAGCCAAGCCAAACTCTTTGACATATCAGACAGAGCTGTGCAAAAACAACTCAAAATCGTATGTGATTATTTAGGCTATGATAACATCAGTACGCATAGTTTCCGCAAGTTTTATGCAACTGAAATCTATAAAAATAACGACTGCGACATTGAGTTAGTGCGCCATCTGCTACAGCACTCATCAGCAGCTATCACCCAACGCTACATCGGAATTCAACCGCCTAAGATAGAACAAGCCATTAGCAAACATATTTGCTTACTTTAAGCTCAACGCATCAAATGCATCACATTCAATTGTGGTGCATTTTTTATATCAATTTTACGGAGGATCTTCATCCAAAGGAATATCGGCTTCCAACATCTGCTGCACCTGTTCTGGTGTCTGATCTGCCTCAATCTGCCTTCGTGGTTCAAGAACAACCTCCTGCTGATCCTTCAAACCATCCCAATTTTTCTGCCAGAAGATCCCTGTAACGGGGTTGATCTTACCATCAGACATCAACTGTTCCCGAATTTGAGACATAATTTGTCGACTTTTTTTAATGACGCCAGTGCGTGCCGAGTTGGGCTCCCCACGCTGAATATTACTAACCTCTCCCTTGGTTAAGCCCCATGCGTTATACAATCCAAGGTTTCCGGGCTTGATATTGTTATCAATACAATACTGGAGATATTTCAGCGTTCTGTCTCTTAACTGCTCCGGGTCTTTCGTGTCTATCTCGTCCCACAAAGCAATTTCCAGAGCGTGAGCTGTTATCTTGCTGATTTCCTCTTTCGTGGCAGTAATGCCATTATCTCCAATCACAGGAGACTTTTTCCATGCCTGATTTTTTGCTACCATTCTATTTCCGGATCCTTTACCACCCAAAACATTCACCACCTTTAAATTCTCCATAAAACAAAAAAAGAGCCCAAATATCGCACCTGATACATTCACCAGAATGTAACACGATAATTGAACTCACCGAGTTTCCTCAAACCCAAGCTCATCACTTGGAGTAACTTTACAATAACAGATTTCCAAACAGAATGCAAGCATAAACAACAAAAATATACCATACCTAAATCCAACTGTACTGACTATTACAGCTCTTCTTGTTTCAATTTCCGTTTTTCCCTATACTTTTCTATTCTTCTCTCTCCTATTCTTATCTTAACCTCTACTATACTAAACTAATCTATACTACTTATGCAACCATAAATCAACCATATGGGAACAATATGACAACCAATCTGCAACCAAGATAATATTACACAAGGAATACTATATTTTTAATGAAATATCAATGATGTACATCCGAAATAAATATCAGCTGTTGCTTGCAAAATCAAAATTATATTTTAATATGAATCAAGGCTCTAATCTACTACACAATCACTACACAATTTTGCCATAAATTTACATAAATTTATATAGGCATATATCTTACATTGATTTTGCCCAACCGCCGATAGTATATAGCTTTATAGGCTTTCATGGATATATGAATAGGAACATGAAATCGGCAATAGTACCACAATTCCTAGTTTCATTTTCTATCTTTCCTTTCTTTATTAAGCCTTTATTTTATGGTGTTTCAGCGTAACTGCGGCAAGCGTTTACACCATTTTATACACCATTTTCAGCATTCTTTCAACTTTTTCTACTTCTTTCTTCTTTTCATCATCCGTCAAATGGACATACAAATTCATTGTAATGCCAATGTTCGAATGACCCAGAAGCATCTGCAGCGTTTTAGGTCGCATTCCTGCCTCAATACATCTGGTAGCATATGTATGACGAAGCGTATGCATTGAGAAAGAGTCCATCCCTGCTTTTTGTGCTAATTTAAGCAACGAAGTATCATAAGCAGAATTTTTGGTTGGTTCCCCTTTTCTGCAAAGGAAAACAAATTCTTTATACTGTGGATCAACATCTTTCAAAGAAAACATCTTCATCTTTTGACACTCCAAGATTCTGATGCACTCAGCCGTCATAGGAATTTCCCTGTAACCGCTTTTGCTCTTTGGCGGACCTATACGCCACTCTCCTGTAGCATGTCTGTATTCCATACTTCTCTCAATACGGATCACACCCTTCTTAAAATCAATATCAGACCACTTCAGCCCAATCATCTCTCCGGTTCGAAGTCCTGTCTGCAGCAAAAAGGCAAATTGATTATAATTGCTAGTCCCATATGCAACATCCAGAAACCGTTTTTGTTCCTCTACCGTAAGAACTCTCCGTTTCTTAGGTTTCTTACTTTGGGGAATCTTCACTGTTTTTTTAACAGGATTTCGCAATAATATATCATTTTCAACTGCGGCTTCAAACAAAGTATATAGGGTAACCCTGCACTGATAGATTGTACTTTCAGCATATTGAGGTGCCATCTCATTCAAAATTTGTTGACAATGTATTGGTTTTACATCTGCTAAATGCATCCTTCCGATATGATCTTTGATATTCTTTTCATATCGTTCTGTGTAATTTCTCCGTGTGTTCGGTCGAATAGTAGGACCTTTTACACTATTTAAGAAATAATCAAACCACGCATCCACTGTCATACTATCACCGGCAGATAGATCAGAATTCCGATCTATATACGCTGCTTCTGCCAGCCATCGACGACACTCTTGAAGTTTTTTGAAATACTTCTGTTTTCTCTTACCTCTCTTGTCTACGAATCTTGCAGTATAACGCCCATCTTTCCTTTGAGCAATTCCAACTCCAAGTTCACGACCTTTCAGGTCTTGTCCCATGTATAAGCCTCCTTTTATCCAAAGAAAAGCTCAATACAGCACATTGTATTGTACCATATTCACTCTTCTTTGTCCACAAAGAACCCGGTAGCTATATCTCCAGTTCCTTGTCAATGAAGGCTTCAAAAGCTTTCCTTTTTATCAAACGCTTTCTACCAACAAATAAAACAAATGGGCAGCGTGGATCAAGTGTAAGCTCTCTGAGCTTATTCTGTCCAATTCCGCTTAAAGCATTTGCCTCATTAATCGACAATAACAATTTTTCAGATATTCTGACTTCCTGTTTTTCTTTCGTCTTTTCTCCCATAAAATCACCTCGTAATAAATCATCATTCAACATCTGCTCTTTATTTTCTGCATAATACCAATAATGCCAGATAATGAAAAAGCAACCATCGATGTTAGTCACATAGAACAAATCATTTGTTCCTTGTTTGACTTATACATCAACAACAGACTATTTCTCATCCATGCTTTCTAAAAGACCAGATGGAATGATCTTTTCCATTTCAAGCTTATAGAGTACCAAACGAAGTATGTATTCTGGAATAACCCTATTTCCTAGTTCCCAGTCTTGGTAAGTTCGATATGGCATGTAAAAATACTTCGCCATATCCTTCTGCTTCATTCCGGATAATCTACGAGCTTCTTTTAATAATTCATATCCTTTCATATTGCCACCTTCCAATACTTTTAGCGTATAACAACATTATATACGCTATGCGTATTTTTTCAAGTGTTAATTAAATAATCTCTTGTTGATATATATAATCTCCAGTTGAAATCACCGGTCACTGTGGTCAGCAGCACACTCTGGACTCGCACCATCTCTTATAGACCATAACGGGAGTATCATTATCGTAGAACAGTCGCAACCACGGAATCACCACAATTCCTCTTTTGCATGGATGTTATCGCTCCCGGCATCTCACATCAGGCAGATTGATCAAATGTATATTTCCTCTCCATCACTTCAGCCTTACCGATCCTGGCGCATCTGCGGCACGGCGCAATGCGTAACTGTTCCTTATGTCCGATGAAATCATCATATTTAATTGTCGTTGTGTTCACGAAAATCATTTTTTCTTGTGGACACATCTAAATTATAAATGTCTGCTTCACTCTTGCAAAGAACACATATTTCGGTTATCTTCCACGATTTATCGGTGTATCATTCAAAAGAAAAAGGTATTTTGATTATTTTTCAAAATACCCTCTACTCGGATTGAAAATCATTTCTTCCTGTTTCATCTAGTAATGCTTTTATGTAACCTTCTATACGCCCTTTCTGTCTCTCAGATAATCGTCTATAATTCTTTATAATCCAAACCTCACTCCTATCTTCAAGACAAATGGTATTCTCATTATCATTAAAAAGATCTGAAGCCGGAACACCCATGCCCTTTGCTATTTTTCGTATATTGCTTTCCCGCACATCATAATCTTCCTTCTGTCCCAAACTCCATAATGTGCTTTCCGGAATACCACTTCGTTTTGAAAATTCGTAGCGTGTCATACCTGTTTCCGCTAAAAATTCAAGATACTGGTTTCTAACAGACTTACTAATGGCAGACACCCCCTTTTTCCTCTGAGACAAGTATAACTTGACATAAGAAAAAGATATAGAACACATATTTCGGTGTATTTCCACGATTTATCGGCGTATTTTTTATAAAGTTCTTTGTTATATTCAACAAATATTTTACAAAATAAAAAGAGAAAAGATGATAATTACAGTTTCGATAACCATTACTCATCTTTTCTCTCAGTTTTCCGCCAATCCCACCAAATAAGGTCGGTTTAACCATACCTAAAATAGTACAATGCACCAATTTAATAAATAGTGTTTTTTTAACTGTTTATCACATTTTCCCATCATTTTTTACTCCAATCTGTCATTAGTGCTGTCATACCATATACACAAAGTATCTTTTTACCATTTTTACATTTTATAAGTATGGCTATAACATACTTATAGGAGGTGGCGCCATGGCTCTCAACCCAAAACAGTTTGGCACTGTTATGAAAAATGCCCGTATGGATAAAAAACTCACACAAGCTGAATTGGCTGAAATTCTTGATCTTTCATTATCATATTTGAAAGACTTGGAGCGCTTTAAGAATACTCCCAGCCTTGAGGTTTTTGCCAAAACCATACAATATTTTAATTTATCTGCTGATACTGTAATTTATCCAGATAAAAACCTGAACAACAGTACATACCAAAAATTACAAAGACATCTACTTCAATGCGATGAGAAACAGCTTAAAACTCTCCTCGCAATCGCAGAAGCTGTCCTATCAGTCGATGACACTCGCACAGACAATTCTGATATTTAA